CCCTGAAAATGGGGTGTAAAGTCTTGCACGGGTATCTTGCGGGTTTCAAATTACAGAAAACAAACCGATGGGGGTTTCAATTTTAAATATACTAAGCTTTTTTGAGGTAAAGTCCGTTTTATGGGACACATCTTTCTTTATAATGATAGTATCAAATAAAAGAAAGAAGGTTCACAAATGTATTATTACTGCAAAAACAGCAGAAGGAAAATCATCCATTCTATGGAATGCTTCCATGTTCACAACATCGATATTGATAATATCGGGTGGTTTGAAACGCTTACCGAAGCTTACGAACAAGGATATAGACTCTGTAAGCACTGTAGTCCTCTTGTTAAACACTATAAACGTGAGGATAACGAAATAACCGAATTCTGTCGTAAGAACGGTTTGATTGTTTACTTGGGAAACAAGTGCATTTCAATCTGCTCAACCCGAAGCAAATGGAAAATCGCCTTGGATAAAAAGAACAGAATTGTTCTTTACCATAAAAACGATTTCACAACAAACAAAGACCATTTGAGCGAAATTAGTGGATACCATCTGCAAGGCGATGCCCGAAGGAATAGCATTGTTGATTACCTTCAATACATAGTCGATCACGATTATTTCCGCATGCTTAACCCAGTGTATATTCCTCAAAAGAAAAAAGAGTCTCCTCCACCAAGAAAAGGTACGAAAAGGTATAAGAGCGCTCAACGTAGAATGGAGAAGTACGAGCGAAAGAAAGCAATTAAAAACGTGCTTAACCTCATAGAGTCGCTTAGTATACCATCCACACAGATGCCGGCAATGGCTGTCTGTTAAAGTGAGGAGAAATGTATGCCTGATATGAACGATTTCCACGCTTTCAAAAGCACATCTGGTGGTTCCGGTGGAGGTAGCGGCGGCAGTGGTTTTGGTTGTGGCTGGGTTGTTATAGTCATTGTAGTTATAATGCTAATATTCTTCATTGCTGATGGTGCAAGTTGGGATGCGATAGACACACTTTTGGGGTTGGGATTTATAGCTTTTTTAATTGCTCGATCCTTATTCAGATAAAACAGACCAACAGATAGAAAAGAAAAACTCCTCACCGCCATAATGGTAGTGAGGAGTTCGTTTTATGCTCTTATACTTTGTATTCTGTTCCATCCTTGAAGGTGAAACGGATGTCGGTTTCGTTGTAAACCGTGATGCGGTCAACCAAGGTGTACCACAAGACCTCATCGAACTCTGTAATAATGCTTTCTTGCTTTTTGAGTTCACGCATAAAGTGGTCGGTTTGTAAGCGCCGTGCTTCTCGGTCTCGCTTGGTGTCGTGAATTTCTTGGAGGCGTTGCTTTGCTTTCTCGAACCTTCTAACCAAAGCGTCATACTTCTTTTTATACTTGTCTTGGTTGATGGCAGTGTGTGCATTCTCATCCACACACTTTTGAATAAGCTCTGCTGTTACGGTCATTTCTTCCTGAAGTTCGGTAATCTCCGCATCGAAGCAAGCAGTGCCAAATATTAAGGGGCGTACTTCTTCGTAGTTTCGGACTATCTCTTTTGCATCGGCAATCAGAAGGTTCACCGCTTTTACGAACAGCTCCTTTATCTGCTCTTCTTCCAACTTGGGAGTGGAGCATTTTTCTTTGCCCTTGAACTTATGATTGCATTGGTAGATAACCTTGCGGTATTTGTCGTTGGAATGCCACACCTTTGCACCAAAGGCTGCACCACAATCTCCACAGAAAATTCGGCTTGCAAACAACCCAACACCGCTGTGCCTTGTAGGCAACGTGCGTCTGCGTTCCACCTCGGCTTGAACCATATCAAACACCTCGGGAGCAATAATTGCCGGATGGCTGTTCTCAACATAATATTGCGGAACTTCGCCCTCGTTGACCTTTTGCTTTTTGGTTAGGAAATCCACTGTGAAGCACTTTTGCAAGATGGCATCGCCCTTGTATTTCTCGTTCGTGAGAATGCTGAATACCGTGCCGGATTGCCATTTGGTTTTACCACCGGGAGTCGGTATCTGCTGTTCGGTAAGGTATCGTGCGATTCCGCTCGGTGTTTTGCCTTCAAGGAAAAGCCTGTAGATAAGGCGCACAATCTCGGCTTGTTTCTCATTTATCACTGGTGTACCGTGTTTGCCGGGGCCTTTGTCATAGCCAAGGAACTGTTTATACGGCATACTGACCTTACCGTCAGCGAAGCGTTTACGCTGTCCCCAAGTTACGTTCTCGGAAATGGAACGGCTCTCTTCCTGGGCAAGGCTTGACATAATGGTTATAAGCAATTCGCCCTTGCTATCCAAGGTGTGAATATTCTCTTTTTCAAAGTATACCTCGATGCCTTTTTCCTTGAGCTGACGAACAGTGGTCAAGGTATCAACTGTGTTTCGGGCAAAACGACTGACCGACTTGGTTATAATCAAATCGATTTTGCCATCCAAGGCATCTTGAATCATTCGGTTGAAGCCGTCTCTGCGTTTGGTGGAGGTGGCTGAAATGCCCTCATCTGTGTACACCTCAACAAAGTCCCAATCAGGATTATTCTGAATGTACTTGGTGTAGTAATCCACCTGCGCCTCGTAGCTTGTGAGCTGTTCTTCAAGGTCGGTTGACACACGAGCGTAGCCTGCGACCTTTTTCCTTACCGTAGAGCCGAAAGGAACGGTCGTAAATTTGTGTACACTGGCAGGGATTACTCTTACTTCTCTTGCCATTATTCCACCTCCTTTGGTGCGTAGCGTTGCAGTGTTCGTTGCCGTGCGGTTTCCTTCATTTCGTCCGTCCAACTATCCGACCTTGAGCGGTCTTTCCAGGTTCGTTCCTCTGTTTTGCCGTTGGAAAGAAGGAACTGCACTCGGTTGTTATCAAGTATGCGGATTTTGGAAACCTTGTTTATAAAAATCTGCTCGTTGAACTCCACAAGACCGAGAACATCGTTGCAAAGTGCGATAAGCGTTTCTTCCGGCAGTTGCTTGGATTGTTGGCACAAGGCTTTGCCTTTTTGATTGAATGTAGCGCAGATCCAAACCACTCTTGTCTTTGTGATTTTTCTGCGGTAATAAGCTCCGCAGCAATCGCAGACCATTTTGTGTGTGAATGGATATGTCTTTTGAACCTGGGATTTATGTTCAAACCCCTTTAGTCTTCGTGCCATCTCGTTCTGCACCGCCATAAAGGTATCAATGTCAACGATAGCCTCGTGGGTGTCTTCTGCGTGGTACTTCGGCAGCTCGCCACGATTCACACGGGTCTTTTTAGTGATGTGGTTTTCACGAAATGTTTTCTGCAACAGCAGATTTCCCGTGTAGGTGTAGTTCTTGAGAATTTTGGAAACGCTGTTCTGCGACCATTTATTATTGTTTCGGGTCACTATACCTTCAGCGTTCAGTCGTTTGCAGATTGCGTTGTATCCAAGTCCCTCAAGGTAGTATGCGAAAATCTTACGCACCACCTCTGCCTCTTCCGGGATTAACTCATAATACTCACCGTTGTAGCGGTAACCCAACATTCCATAGGTCCAGGGTTTACCTTCCTCAAAGTTCTTTTTGATGCGCCACTTCTGATTCTCGCTTGCGGATAGGCTTTCTTCCTGGGCAAAAGAAGCGAGGATGGTCAGCATTAACTCACCATCCCCGCTTAAAGAGTGTATATTCTCACGCTCAAAATAAACATCCACACCGTACTTTTTTAGTTCACGAACTGCCTCGAGCAATGTAACAGTATTTCTCGCAAATCTTGAAATTGACTTCGTAAGAATAATATCGATTTCACCGTTGCGGCAAGCCTTAAGTAGTTTCTGAAAATTAGTACGGTCTTCTTTTGTGCCGGTCGTTGCTTCATCGGCATAGACCCCTGCGTATTCCCATTCGGAGTTTCTTTGAATCAGTTCGCTATAGTAACTGACCTGTGCAGACAAGGACATTAACATTGCGTCCTTGCCGGAAGAAACACGAGCATACGCAGCAACACGCTTTTTCTTTTTGAGAAGCGGTATGGTGGGTTCAATAACCCGTATTGTCTTTTTCATACGGAACACCTCCTTTATTAGTCACCATCAGATACATCTTCGGTGTTACACATATTACCGTCATTTCCTTGATTTATCAAGTCATTTTGAGGGTATAAACTACCTAATAATGGAGAGTATTTTGCCCGCATCTTTGTATCAATTATGCCGTATTCATCGGCTGTTATCGTGCCTCGAACCAGGAGAGTTTTGAAGGTTGCCATTGTAAGTTGATATAGCCGTTCACGCTCAAATTGTGCTTTTGTCATACGGCATCACCGCCCTTATGAAAGCGGTCATTGATGTAGCAATCAAAGGTGCAGTATTTGCGGATTTTCTTACCACTTGAATAAAACTCTTTTCCACAGCCGGGACAGGTATGTGCCTTGTTCTTTGCTGTGTTTTTTGCTGCTTGGGCATTCCACCAAGCGTTACTACACTTCTTGCTGCAGAACTGCTTCTTTCTATGACCCTCCGTATGAATTAAAGATGCGCCACAATATTTACAAACATTTTCAGGAAGAACCAGTTTGTTTTCTTCCTGCCGTTTGCCGGCGAGACCATTTCTGTTACAGAAGGTTTTTACTGTGTTTTTTGAGATATCCAAGACACTCGCAATGGCGGCATAACCGTATCCTTCTCCGCGCATAGAGGTTATGATGTTTTTCTGTTCATTGGTCAAAGAAAACACCTCCTTCATGTCTACGGAGATTTCAAGGCTGTTTTGGGGAGGTATTTTAGATAACTTTTTTATTTTGGGCAAAAAAATAACGCCCACCGAACCTGAAAAGGAACGATGGGCGTCAAAGTATTAGTTAGGGATTTTCAGTTTGTTACCGCTGTAGATCACATTGGACTTGAGACCGTTCAGCTTTACGATTTCAGGATAGCGGTTTCCATCACCGAGATACTTCTTGGCAATCGCCCACAGCGTGTCTCCGTGGACTACGGTGTGGATGCGGTAGGTCTCCTCAACCTTTACCGCACCGGATACAACCTTAAGGTTGTCGATTGCTGTCCAGGTGTTAACACCTGCAACAATCTCACCACCGTCCTTCTTGACCTTCTTGCCGAGCAGAACGCAAGTCTTGCCACCCTTCACAACAGGCTTACCCTTGTAGGTGGTCTGCGTTACGATGTGATAGTAGTTCTTCACCCAGGAAGGGATGGTCTTGGTGGTAGGATTGTAGGTTTCAGCTTCAGCCTTGAACTCCACCTTATCACCCTCCTTGATAGCGGTGGTAACGGTTGTGGTAGTGGAAGTAGTAGGCTTTCCGGTAGTCGTGGGTGTAGAGGCCGCCTTCAGCTTCATGGCAACATCTGCACGGAAGGTATCCATAGACTTGCCGTGTTTCGGAAACCAATGCATAACGTCGCCGTGGTTAGAAGCAACACCGCGCTTGTAACCTTCGCTGTGGCAGATGATGTTCTTTTCGGTGAGACCGAATTCTTTACAAAGATGAACACACAGATCCACAGCCTCGGTATAGACCTTCTTGAAGTAGGTCGCATCGGTGAGAGCGTCTTCGCAAATTTCAAAGCCGATGTGCGTGTTATTAGCAGAGCCTCCGGCGTGCCAACCACGATGATCCCAAGGAAGTGTTTGGTACGTGGCAACAGAGCCATCAGCCAGTTTGCCGATGAAAGCGTGAACGCAAACTTCACGACCACCCGGATGATAGGTGTTCCAGTGGTTGTTGTACTGGTTCTTGCCGAGTCTTCCGTCATCGGGACCGACATAGCGCTTGAGGGTGGGATTGTTCGCTCCGGTAGAGTGAACCATAATGCCTTTAACGGCAATTTTTCTGCCCGCCTTGTAGCAGGCGTTTTCAGTGAGAATCAGCTTATAAAGAGTCATTTACTTGTCCTCCTTTGTGGTGGGTTTGGTGAGCTGCTTTACAGCCTGGTTCGTGCCGGTCGCAGAGAGACCGCTTGCAGAGCCGAGGATAATAGCAACGAGCAAGTTCTCCGTACCCATTACACCGGGGACGAAGTAAAATGCGATGACACCGCAAACTGCGCCAAGTACGCAGGCGATGAGAGGAATAAACCTCTTGAACTTCTCGTCTCCGCCCATAGCGGTTTTGACGATGTCGATGATGGTGTACACGATTGCCGCCAATGCGGGGATGGTTGCGATTTCAAAAGTTGTCATAGCACTACCTCCTTATTTGTGTGCCTGTTTGTTGATATGGTTTTCGATCTGCTCAATGGCTTCTGTGACGGGGCCATTGCACCCTTGTTCCTTCAAACCCATAAGGCAAGCAAGGACACCGTGAACAAGCACGGTCTGCTCTTCCTTAATGGCTTTGATGTCACGGTCTTGCTTTTCCTGCTTGAGGAACCATTTGTAAATGGCGAACACAGCACCAAAAATGACTCCCAAAGCGGTAATAGTAGCCGCAACAGTTGTGATGTTGATTTCCACAGCCGTTACCTCCTTTTAAGATTTGGGTATGAAAAAGGCACCCCGGGCGGAGTGCCATAATTCCTTATTTCAGCCAGGACGGCTTGTCTGGTTTTTTCTTTGTTTCGGTTACATCGAGCCAATCCTTGTACCACTTTCGCAGTTCTTTGGTTTGCTTCTCTGTGAGAGTGTCATACCACAGCCAACCTCGGTTAATGACCGAGAAGCACTCTGCATCTCGCTCGACACGGAGTTGTTCGTTTTCTTCCTCTGTTTGAATGGTGGTGGCTTGCTCTTCATCAAAGAACAACATACCATCCTTGATGCGGTAAGCACGGAAATTATGCTCAAAGTGCTCAAGGTCGGAGGGATTGCCAACCTCGATGCTTTCAAGGATTTCTCCCACGGCAGCATAGCTTTCAACAAATCCGTTTTTGTTTGTTTTTATTCGCATAACAATCCTCCCTTAGTTAATGCCGAAAACACGAGTAATCTGTCCGGTGGAGCTACTCGCTTTCCAGGTTAATGTTGTAGTGGTGCCGGAGTACTTAACGTCAAAGGATACATAGTTTGCTTCATCGGCAAGCTGATAGGTTACCGCTGAAGTCGTGATGATACCCTTGGGTAGTGTTAAGGATTCCAAAGCGGAAGAAGATTTAGGTCTGCCAATAATGACATAGGCTTTGTAACTACCATAGTTGAAGGTAATACTTCCACTTGTGAGCGTACCGCTATATAACGATGTAGCGGTAATACCCAAGTTGGTTCTTGCTGCCGCTGCTGTTGTACCACCCGTGCCGCCCTTACCCAAAGGAATGGTTGCACCACCGGAATGATACACAGTGTAACGAGTGCCGGGATGAGTTGCCGCATCACAGTTAGGCGCATAATAGAGCGTTCCAGCATAGGAATAAAGCCTATCATAAGCGGTAGAACTGCGATAAAAGTTTATTCCTTCGCCGGCAGAGTCAACGGCATCCAAGAAGTATAGAGCATTCAATCCAATGATGTCAGAGTTTTGCATATTGATGCCGTAAACACCGTCCACCTTGTACTGGTTGCCTGTAACATTGATTACCTTCGGAGCAATGGTCTGTCCGCTGATAAGGTTCGTACAAGCGGCTGCCGCTGTAGTTGCACCCGTACCACCCTTTGCGATGGTAACTGCAGCGGATAGTTTGGACGGTGCAAGTGAGCCGTTGAGCGTTGTGGCTGTTACGGTGGTCGCAGTAACCGTACCGGATACTTTAGCATCACCAACCACGTGAAGAGCAACTTCCGGGTCAGGGGTATTGATACCGACCTTCTTTTTGCGGAGCGCCACAAGAGGCGTTCCCTGGGGAACAACATAGTAAAGGTCAACTGATGACAGCGAGTTCAACTGATCTCGAATTTGGAGATGGAAGTCATAGGATGAGTTTGCATCCAGGCTGCACAGTTCCAAATCAGAAAACGAGTAAGAGGTTCCGCTTTTGGTTACCGATGACAGGATTGACGTATATGAGCCATAGGAAGTAGCACTCGTAAGCTTGTATCGATACCTCACATACAAGAGGCTGTTCTTTTGAGTGCCGGAAACTGAAATAGCAGAAATCGTACCGTTAAATGCAAGCTGCATCTCCGCTTCGATGTCATTGGTTCTTCGTAGCGTTAAGGATGAGACCTTTGGCTTGGCATATGCAATAACCGTAATTTGCTGCGTGTTGCTAACTGTGTATCCACGGGAGTCCGTGGCCGTTACCACCACATCCAACGTGCCGGACTTGGCGACCGCACCAAGGTTGATAACCGCACCCGTTGTATTGGAGAGGGTCACACCGTTGCAGGTAGCGGAATAGGAAGAAATCGTAGCGTTATTTCTTGCCGTTGCCGTGCCGGGGGTAACATACAAATACGAATAACCCTGGATGAACACCTGGTCGTTTCCGGTTACCGTTGAAGTGGCAGAACGACCATCATAAAAAGTAAAAGCACCCATTGTGGGTGTAGAGTTCGCAGAGGTTGTCTGAACGGTTGCGGTCTTTGTGGAAGTGGAGCCGATCTGCGTTGAACCGCTGTATGTCAGCAACGCAAAAGTGGCAGTGAAGGATTTTACTGACGCCATTGCAGTGAGTAGCGTTGTTCTTTGTGCTGCTGTCAGCGTTATCGTCCTTGCCGCCGTGCCTTTTGTCCACGACAGACCCGTGATGGATAAATAAACGGTAGATCCGTTTTTGATTTGGAGAGTGTGCGTGTATGCGGCATCATACACGGTGGTATTAATGCTAATACTCACTGTTGCGGCATCCGCAGTAAGAGTGGATACACTTCCAATGGTCGAACCGCCCAGAGTTTTGGTGGAAACCGCACTTGAAGTGCCGTACACCTGGTTAGACTTTTTCCTTGCGCGAACCTTAACAGAGTATGTTGTGTTCGGGGTAAGTGAAGAAAGCGTTGTGTTTGCACTCGTTCCCGCCGTGGTCGAAAACTGTGTCCAGTTCGTACCACCATCAGTGCTGTACTGCCAAATATCTGCCGTTGCGGAGGATGTGGCGCTAATCTTAAATCCGTTAGCCGTAATGTTTGAAGTGCTGCACGAAACTGTGGGCGCGGTTCTATCAAGGGCATCCAAATCAATGGTGGTCGATGCCGTAATGGTTCCGATGCTCGTACCACTGTAAGTACCGCTGAAACGCCAGGACGCTGACAGAGCAACTCCCGTTTTTGTACCGTTGCTGTTGTGAGCAACACGGACAGTATAGGTTTTCAGCAAAGTGGTGTCATAACCGGCCACACTATCGCTGATTGCGGGTGCTGTGTAAGTTTCAGATACACCGTTAATGGATACCGTGGAGTCAGAACGAGAGCCAACGGACAGCGTGTAATATTTCAAATACACATTAAGCGTTACATCTGAGTAGTTGCCTGTGACACTCTGTGAAGCTGACCAAGTACAGTAAAGACCGAAGTTGCTGACTGGGTATTTTGAAAAACTACCACTTGTAGCCATAATATCTCCTTTCTCGCTTAATCAAGGATTACGATGTTTAACCCTTCTGAAGCGGTGGGCATTGGCACGAATTTGGTTCTGCCAACCGTGAGTTCGCCATCCACCGTTGTTTTCTTGGTGATGGTTTCATCCTTGTTTAGCGTGAATATTTTTTCTTCGTTGTAATAGCCGGAAAATTCCGTGTTGTTAATAACCGTCCTTTGAGCAGAGTCTGCGTTGGAAACTTCAATACCACGGCGGTCAATTTTAACCTCGGTGGTATAAATCTCGTTAGGAGCAGGTGTCCATTTGTGGACGGTCGTTCCTTCAGCCAAGATGATATCAGAAACATACAGACTTGCGATTCGGTTATAGCAGTAAACGGTGATGGTACTATCCTGCACATCGGGGATGATAGCGTTGTATTCCGTCCATCCAAAGGTCGATGTGGTGTTGAAAAGATAGATGTACTTATTACCGTTGTACTGAACACGAAAATAAGAGGTATAACTCGCTCCCGTTTTCTTTGCACGGAGCGAAATGACATAAGATGAGCCGGGAACAACACCCGTAATTACTTGCTTGAGAGTTGATGTATCCCCAAGGACAAAGCTGGAATCGGAAGTAGTGTTGTTCTGCACATCGGTAGAACTATCTGTTGCCACCGTGCCGGATATGGCCCAATCATCGGTAATGCCGTTAAGTCCGGCAGAGTTCTTTATAAAATTGATGCCTCCGGCAAACTGCTCACTCATAGTGAGTGATAAGCCGTCAACGGTGTGTTCCAGTTCGGAGATCTGCTCTTGCATTTCAAGCACAGTCTCTTTTTCCCCTGAAACTTCACCGCTGACGGTCTCCACTGTTTTTGTAAGGTTTGAAACGTAACTGTTCAAACCATCAATGGAGGTTTGAAACTCACCAAAGCGAGTGGTATGGGTGGACACGGTGGTGCGGAGTTCTTCAAGATTGTTTTGAACAACCCAACCGAGTCCATCCCACACCATTGTTTCCGGCGGGACAGTTGCCGTATTTACCCACAGCATACCGATGTACGGATTTTCGGGTGCGACATCAGAAGAGATTACATCGCAAAGATTGATGATGGTAAATTGAGCAATCGCCCGCATAGAAACACCTCCTTACAGAGTGACTACCACCATAAAGGTTGCCTTGGTGGCAACATCGGAAGAAGACACAGACAGAGTTTTGCCGGTCTTGCTGCCGGAAGTACCCCAAGTGGTGTCGATAGCACCGTCTTTGTTGTACTTAGTCCAGGTATAGGTGCCCTTACCATCGGCATCGATTTCAGCACCCGCCTGGTAAACAACTGCGGTAAGAACCGTAGAGCCAACACCGTTCTTAAAGACATCTCCGCCCGTGGAGGTGATGACCACCTGGATGGGGTCAGAGTTATCAATGAAGGTTGCGACATCGGTAAAGGTGCTGTTGTAGGTATTGGAAGTGGAGTCGGAGTCGGTTGCCACGCACTTAAATACAGCGTAGCTGTCAACAGCCGCAGCATAAATGGTAATGGTTGATGTAGTAGCACCGGAATACATACCCGTGGTGTCAGACAGCTTACGCCAGCCTACACCAAAAGCGGCATCGTAGCCACTGGAAGAGGTGGAGGTTACGGAACTGTCCATAATTGCCCACTTGTAGGTAACATTGGTAGTATCCACAGTAGATCCACGCCACAGTTCAGCCTTGGCAGTAAGTGTTGCTACTTCTGCGTTCTTAAACACGTTGCCCTTGGGAGTAGTAACCAGCAAATCAACGATACCGCCACCGTTTACAACGCGGGAGAACGAGATGGTCAAAGGATGCGTAATAGAAAGGCCGGTGGATGCATCCTTGTAAGTGATAACGCAGCGGTAGTCAATGCCGGGCAGACCAGCCATTACGTTACCCTTAACGGTCAAAATGTGGCTCTTTGCACCGCTTAATGCGTAGTTGCCGGAAGTGGTAAGAGCCGTGGTAGAACTGCCAACATACCACTTAACGGAAGTCACCGCAGCGGTGGTGATTTGGTCGGTAGTTGTACCGATAACATAGAGGCTGGGGGTCAACACCAGGTTGGTGGACGACCAGTCGGGCGTATAGGTCGCATTATCGGGGTTATACATCTGCGACTTCTGCAGATTCGACCCGATGTAACCCGTGAGGGTTAATGCATCATTGTAGTCGATAATAGTAAATTGGCCTTGAGCTTTGCTCATTAGGGATTCCTCCTTTTAATTCAGCCGAGTAGGCTGTTTCTTGTAGTCGTATCGATGAGGTCACAGAAGAATGTTGCCCTTACTTTGACATCATCGGAGTCGATTTCGATGGACTTTGTGCCACCGAAGTGTGCATCATTCCACAGCTTATCGGCTTCTGCATCATCGGAAACCCTGGTCCAGATGAACTGGTTGTCATCCAAGGTATCAGTGATGTTTTCGTCCCAGGAGAAAACTGTGGCATAAAGGGTTGTGCTGATATTGTTATTTTTGAAGATGTTACCGTTGGATGAGCTGATCACCAGGCGGTACATTTTCTGCTCTTCAATGGTGGAGATGCGGTCTTCGACCTTTTCCACGGTTTCCGTAGTAGCATAGGCACGAAGGACAACCTCGCCGGTCTCCAAATCCCAATAAGAAGAGCCATCCTGGGATTGAAGAACACCGGCCTTGATGATGTTCGCCACCAAAGTGCCAGAAGTAATGAAGTCTGCAACAATCTGACCATCAGCGGTGATTGCCGTTTCATAGGGACCGTTGTAACCATTCTTGGAGAACCCAAGACCGCCAACATTCCATCGCCAAACATTGACCGCTTCACCGATTGTAGGCGCATCCAAGATGAGAAGCTCATAAGGTTTACCTGTATCGGTGTCAGTATGAATAACCACATAGCCGCCGGTCTGCCCGGTAATTAGTCCCGTAGCATTTTTTATCGCAGAGTTCATCAGCGCAGGAAATCTGTCGATTTTTGTCGAGGCTTCCTCTGCGGCGGCTTCGGCAGCACTTACATTGTTAAGCAAGTTTGCCTTTGCCGAGCCGAGTGTGATAGACACATACTTTTCAGCAAGCGAGTCATAAACCGTGGTGATTACCTTTGCTTTTGCCGTGATGCCGAGAACGCTGTGTCGAATGGTTACGGTGTCGCAAAGGGACACACGCTCCAACACAGCCACATAGTCAGGCTGTTTCCATAGCGGTTCAAAGGCAACGGTCAAAGTAGGCACGGCCGTGCCAAGCGGATTGTTTTTAAGATAGTTGTTTGCGTAGGCACGGAGCCCTTCTTCGGTAACGGGAGTATCTTCATCGAAGTATTCTGTGAAGTCCTTAATATAGGTCTTTCGCTGAACCAGGGTTGTATTAGATATCGGCAACAGAATTTCAGAGAGTGTGACAACCGTTTCCGTACCGTCCTCTGCGGTTATCACAGCATACGGAAGGAGGTCGGTATAAACATCGGTGGTCTCGTTCTCGTGTTCCAGATCCGTGAGGTTTTTTCCGTATTCGATAACCACACCTGTTTTTTGCCCTCTGCCTTGGTGATGAATAACACGGAAGTTATCCCACTCGTATTCGCCACCCCACAAGTCCAGAAAAGAACCTGCCACACCGCCCAAACAAGCACGGACGCTCTGCGGTCTTGCAACCGAGAACGGCTTTGCTGCGGAATAATCGGTGTGGCAAGTAAAGCCGTGAGGAGTTGCGGTGTTCTGAAACACACGTTCCATCGCAAGGCTTGGAGAAATGGATTCTTCCGACCACTGTAATGCTGCTATAGAAGATAGGTCGTAGGAAATATGCTGTGCATATACCGTTATCTCACCATTGATTGGTGTAGAAATGCGGTAAATGCGAAACACCTGGTCTTTAGCGGTGTCGTTGGGTTTGGCTTTCACAAGCCTCTCTTCGGCTATCTCCTTGTAAAGGGGACCGTTGATGGGATACTTGAATTCGCACTCAAAGGCACCGTTGCGTTCCTCGGTAACCTCACAGAAGGTGCAATCTTTAAGAACACCAATGCCGAAGGAAGCGAAGTTGGTAGCGTTGGCTTTATAAAGTACCGGAATCATATCGAACACCACCTTGGAGCAACGGACAATCCTTGGATGTCCCCGTCAAAAGAAAAAGTATTCTCGCCGGGATACAGCAGCGGAAAACCATCACCCTCAACGGTGTCGTTCTTTGGTTCGTTGCCTTTATAACAGACCATCTGCTTCGAGTCGATTTCCACGTATTCATCGATGTCGGTGAATGTAAGCGTGGTATTGTTGTCAGCAGACTGAATGGTCAGCGTACCTTTGCCACTACCCACAACACGAATGATGGGATAGCTTGAGAACAGATACGGGTTGGTTAGGCTTTTGCCGTTACCGATAAGCTGTGTCTTTTCTCCTGCAATGGAGTAACGGAACGGCTCGCAGGAAAAGCTGATCGTGAATACTCCAATGCGGTTAAGTTCATCCTCAATATCGAGTTTCCCGGCATATACAGCCTTACGGGTAAACTCGGTATCGTAGGTATCGGAAAGGGTGTGGTACTGGTTAAGACCGGAGTATAGCCAACCCTTAACAGCGGTGATTTTCTGCGATAATTCTGTAATGCTTTTGGCAGGCAGGAAAACGGAATAAGTGATTTGGGCGTTAGGGAATCTGCCACCGTCACCGATTAAATCACCGTGCCTGCCGGGGACGGATAAGAAATCAACTTCATATTCGGGAGCGGAGAAAACTTCCTTGCTTTCGATACGAAGTCCCATATCCGAAGACTTGATGCCTTTATACACAAAATAATTCACGCAAATACCACCCCTTTCCGCTTTGCAAATTGTCCTGCGGTTACCAGCACCTCATTGGTGAGCTGCTGAATATCCTCGCTTGAATAGTTGTTGAAGTTTGAGATATTGAGAACCAAAGACAAACCGGATTTAACACTGTCCATAGCCGTGCCGGATACGCTTGCACGAACATTGCCATCGATATTGAAATCGGTAGGCAGTGCGGTTTCCATATCCTCTGCAAGACCGTGCATAACATCGGAAATGTCAGAACTCATTCCCTCGGCAGCCTTTACAGCTTCCTTGCCGTGAGAATCGAGTGCTCCGGCAAGACCGTCAACAAGCATTTCACCGACCCATCCCATTTCTTTGGAGGGCGATGCAATACCGAAGAAGTCGCAAATGCCGTCCCAAATGCCGGAAATCCATCCCGAAACTTTATCCCAAAGCCAGGATGCAAGTCCCTGGATACCTTCCCACAGACCCTTTACGATGTTACCACCGATGGATGCCATTTCACCGAACAGAGAGCCGAATGCCTTAACGATACCCGCAATAATCTGCGGTACGGCTTTGACAATCTCCACGATAATTGTCGGAAGGTTCTTTATAAGAGAAATAAAGAGGTCGACACCTGCTTTGATGATGAGTGGCAGGTTTTCAAGCACAGCTTTGATAATGCCGGATATAATTTGCGGAATGGCGTTCACGATGGTCGTGATTATCTGCGGTAAAGCTTTGATGAGAGAAATCAAAAGGTCAATACCGGCTTGGATGATGAGCGGGACAGCGTTCATTACAGCGTTGATAATACCGGAAATAATCTGCGGAATTGCCTCTACGATTGCCGTGATGATTTCAGGCAAAGCCGCCACCAACGAGGTTATAAGCTGAATGCCCGTTTCAATGATTTGCGGTATAGCATCCAAGAGAAAGTTGATGATACCCATAATGATTTCCGGGAGTGCGGCGATCAGCACAGGTAGAGCATTCAAAATACCCTGGGCAAGTCCCATAATCAACTGAAGGGCGGCATCCAAAATCATAGGCAAGTTCTCGATGAGCGTGTTTACGATTTGAATGATAACCTGGATGATGGTGGGTATAAGCGTAGGCAGTGCATTTGCGATACCCGTTGCAAGGGTAACGACCGCCTGTAGTGCCGTATCCAATAACAGCGGAAGGTTCTCAAGGATACCACTCACAAGAGCCATAACCAGTTGAAGGGCACCCTCCGCTATTTGGGGTAAGGCTTCAATTAACCCCGTAAGCAGAGCAAAAATAATCTCAGATGCAGTGTCTATGATGGTCGGTAAGTTGTCGATAAGAGCCTGCGCCAAGGACCCTACGATTTCACACACGATTTCCAGGAGTTCTGGTAAGAACTCCATAATCATATCGAGAACTTTCGGTAGGATATCACCAATGACGTCAGACATCTTACTGATATCGCCGTTGGCATCAAGGATGCCGTTAGTGAACTCACCAAGCAGAGCGTTGCCTTCGGTTGCAAGGTCGGTAAGCACCGGGAGAAGAACTGTGCCAAGAGCGTTCTTGGCTGCTTGTGCGCCAACGTTAAGATATTGCAACTGGTCGTCCAACGCACCATAGGCATTGAGCATATCATCGCTGACAACATATCCGGCAGCACGAGCTTGTTCACCAAGTTCGTTCATTCGTGCGGCGCCAGCTTCAATTAGGGGGTTCAGTTCTTGAGCAGACTTGCCGAGGATTTGCATACCCAAAGCATTACGTTCGGTTTCGTTTTCAACCTTGCCAAGGGCATCGATAACTTCCCAATACACTGTATCTGAGTCGCGCAAACTACCATCAGCATTTGTAACCGAAACACCAAGTTTGTCATAGGCTTCCACCGACATCTTGGTACCGTCCTGCACAGCCTTCATAGACTTGATTTGTTTTGCCATCGATTTTGTGAGTGTTTCGGTAGAAACATCAACAAGCTCTGCGGCATACATATACTCTTGCAGTTTATCGGTTGCGATACCGGTCTGCGTTGCAGTGGTTAAGACGTCATCCGCATAAGCAGCACCTTCGGTTGCCATTTCCACAAGTGCCTTGCCACCGGCAATAGCTGCTGCGGAAACGGCTGCAAAAGCGGCGGCTATGGTAGCGGCGGCAGCCTTACAAGCTGTGCCGAGTCCAGAGAATTTGCCACTGGCATCATCACTCTGTTCACCTGCGTTTTCAACTTCATCTCCAAACTGGTCTGCCTTGTCTTCGGCATCATCAAATTCCTTTGCGGCTTCATCCAGTGCATCGTTGTTATTCTTGAGTTCACGCTCCATATTGTTAAGGGCGGCAGTTGCGTTATTAAGCTGAATTTGCCAGTTTTGAGTACGCTTATCGTTTTCTCCAAAGGAGGATGATGCGTTCTCAAGAGCTGCACGGAGCGTTTCGATTCGTTGCTTTTGAGCATCGATTTCTTTGTTTAGTACCTGGTTGCGGGCGGTGAGGGCCTCGACAGAATTATCGTTCTTTCCAAACTGGGACTCAACGACCTTCATTTCCGAGCCGAGAACCTTAAAGCTCTGGTTGATATCCGCCAGTGCCTTCTTGAATTCCTTTTCACCCTCAAGCCCGATCTTAAGACCGAAGTTATCTGCCATTTAACCACCACCTTTCGTCAGATACCGTCCGGGATAATGTCATCAATGAATCGTTCCCGTTTCGGCTTGGCGATGCCAGTGTACTGTTTGTGGCACTCCCAAAGGTCAAGGAGTAAGCCAAACGGCATCAGCCATACCTCATCCATTGACAGGTGAAGTTGACCGATGCCGTAATATAAAAGTCGAGTAAATAACTCTTCGTCACTTACTCGACCGCCGCGTTTTTTTGGTCATCCTCGCTCTGGATGTTACGCTTGGTGCCCTTAAACATAGCCTCGGTAATGGCTACCTTATAGGTTGCAAGGTCAGCCGGAGTAGTGAGAATTTCCACATACTCTTCAGTGAGCAGGTCGCGGGGTTCATCCTTGTGCTGGATGTTGTGAACCAAAATTGTCTGATTCGCAAGCAAAGTAATGAGCCATACGATTTCACCGATGGCCATTTCAAAGTTCTCACTCTTCATCAGCTTTTCACCGAGGTTTTCAAGACCACCGTAACGAGCGGCTATCTCCTTGGTTGCCTTGGTAGAGAGTAAGAGAGTGTGTTCCTCATTGCCAATGAGGATGGTAGCAGTACGTTCTTTATCCATACTTCATAGCCTCCTTATTCAGCCTTTGCCGGTGTGGCAGAGTTGTATGTCGGTTCATACACCTGCTTATACCAGTTGGCGATTACATCCGCTGCGATTGCAGCATCACCTTCGGTGGCTTCTGCCTTCCAGGGATGCTTGCCGGCACTGTCTGCCTTATTGCGGCAAAGAATAGTACCTTCGATAGTAGGTGTGCTAAAGGTGATGCTGTCACCCTTGGTGGCGAGGCTGGATGCGGGAATACCGAAGATTACACGGTACAGCCAGAAGTACTTATACTTGCCGTTGGACTTCTTGGCACGGAAGCCGATGGCTACCGGAGAACCACCGTCAGCGTTAGTGGCGATTACAACACCGTTTGCATCGATGGTAGACCCGGTAAGGTCAGACGCCACCGTTGCACCAATGTCATCAACGCCAAGGGACAGCGTACCGCTTTTGAACTCCTTGACGATTTCGGCAGCGCCGTCATCGGCATACAGAGTTGCCTCGGCAAGTTCGACAGAAAGGTCTGCGGTCATAGCTTTGGCAAGCTGTGCCGGAGTAGCATAGCTTTCGTTGCCCTGGTCATCTTCGGTGATTTTGGCATAGTAGAGTTTATCAAGACCGATAGTTGCCATTTTCATTCCTCCATTTCATAGTGGTTAGCTACATCCACGTTGTAGTGGTGATAGCCGGTCTCGGTTTCATAACCGACATACTGTCTGCCGGTTATGGTAATGTCGGCAGCAAGCAAGGCTCGAATAAGAGCGTTCTTTTCCTTGGTATAGCTGCCTTGGGTGTATAAGGAAAGACGCGCTTCTTGCACGTCAATTTCGGGTTGGTTATCTGCGTGTACGGCAAAGGTATCAGTGAGAGGCACAACAACGATGTATTTGTCGGGTGCCTTATCCGTGAACACACCTGTTTCAATGGGGATGCCCAGGGGTTTGATGATCTTTTGCATATCTGCAAGAATACTCATAATTTGTCGACCTCCTCCTGAAACTTACGCTTCATAGCCTCTTGGCACGGTGTCTGTGTAGCGGATTTTGCAGGTTTCAAGAACGGCTTTGCAGGTTGCCCGTGTCTACCGTACTCGATAATGTTTGCGATTTTTGCATTACTTCCACCATCTGAACGAGGCTCGGAAAAGCCAATCTTGATGTTGTAATTGCCGTTGCGGTCGAGCTTCACCGGGGTAAGACCCAGAGAGCGTTCCAACTCACCGGTGCTGCGAGAGTCAAACTGTGTTCCTTTGCCGATAACGGATGAAAGGTTGCTCTTTACTTTGGAAAGGACAACCTCACCACCGGCTTCCAAAACACGCTCGGAAATCTCGTCAGTTCGGTCGGCAAGGCGGGAGAGCTTTTCAAGGAAATCATCTGGCATCTTAACTTCAGCTTTTGCCAATGGAACTCACCACCTTTTTTGCAAGCACCTCCGTGTACATTCCACGGCTTTTGACGTCTTCGGCAGAAGTGATGTCGAACCTGCCATCCTCGCAAACAAGGATGTGGTCGGTAGTAACGTCAATGCCGGGAATGCTACGAAAGCGGAAAAGGTCTGTGGCTTCGGAGAAGGCGGCAAGATTTGCCCAACGTTGTGAGCCGTGCCGACCCTCTCTGTACGCGCGCACAGAAGCAAGGACTTTTTCGGAGTTCACCACAAAACCCTCGCTGTCTTTTTCCTTTACAACGGATACAATCTCGATGAAGGTGTTCATTTTGCCAAAGCTCATACTTACACCTTCCAATCTCGGTCAAGCCTTAAGAGGAGATTGACCGTGTTCCATACTTGCTGTGCGGCTTGCGGATTATCCTGGAAGAAACCACCCGTGCTACCGTCCCTCGACTCATAAAAATGAGATGTCAGCATTATTACTGCCTGTTCGGTTGTGGGCGGCATCGGGTGGTCTTTATAATGTCCTTCCGGGATGTGCTGATAACTCTCCGCATAAGCGGTGGCGGCGGTGATGTAGCCTTCGAGCAGACCGTCATCCACGCTATGCGTGAGAATTAAGTTGTCCTTTACTCTTTGGAGCAGATTTGCCATTCTACATCACCGCCTTTCGGTTACGCAGTAGCGGTGCCCTTCATCTGAAGAACCTTAACGGCTTCAGGGAGAATGAGCTTACCATCGAGACGCTTGGTGGCAAGGAAGCCAACCTGACCGGAATCAGCATAACGCTCATTGAGGCGCTTGAAGGTGATGCCCTGGCGGTCACCGATCCAGTAGAAGTGGAGGTCACCGAACACGGCTACCTTGTTGCCGGCTGCGATGGTAGGAACGAAAGGAGAAGTAAAGATGGGTCTGCCGAGCAGAGTCTCGTGACCGCCTTCCTGGAGAGCCTTCTGCCAGAGGTACTGACCATCGTTACCCTTGAGCTTGCGGATGGCAGCCATAGTGTCATCGTTGAAAATCCAGATGGCCTTTCTGCGGTAAGGAGCCTTTACGCTGTAGAAGAGATTGATAATCTCATCAGCGGTGATAGCAGTACCGGAGGCTGCGGTAACACCAACTTCAGCGCCGCCCTTATCAGCAAGAATACCGAGAGGCTTCTTCTCACCGTTGCCGTTGAAGAAAGCATCCTCTTCTTTGTCACCGATGCGGCGAGCAAATTCAGAAGCGAAATAACTCTCAAGGTCAAAGGCGGAGTCGTTGAGCAACTCGTCAGAAACCTTGATGATAGTGCCGACCTTGTGCGCATCGATGGTCTGCTGACCAAAGATATCATCGCCCTCGGGGATAGTGCCTTCCTCGTCAATCCAGGATGCAGTACCCTTGGTAGTTACAACCGGAATCTTACGGCTGCCGGCTTCGGTCTGGAAGACGTGAGCGTGGCCACGGAAGATGTGCTCCTCGTGGAGTGCCTGAACGAGAGTGTTCTCGAACTCGTCGGGAACGAGATAACCGCCCTCACTGTCGACACCTTCCTGGAGAGCATTGCGAACTTCATAGGAAACGCCGTTCTTGGTGCGAGTTGCATTCCAGAAGGCTTCCTTGTAGCTGTCGGATGCAGTACCGGTTTTGGTGTCAACCTTTGCGGTTGTGGGTTTTTCAGTGATAGGAACAGATACAGGCTTTGCAAGTTCTGCATCCATAGCTTCCATTCTTTCCATACGGGCGATTTCAACACCCATCTTGCCGATATCGTTTTCCATACCGGTGTAGATAGCATCGTCCTCAGTAGAAAGGAAACCATTAGCGTCTCTGTGAGACTCTAAAAAAGCTTTTGCGGCTTCAATAGCCTTGGCGCGTTTTGCACGCATTGCGATAATCGTCATTGCGATATCCTCCTTTTAATATTTCATAAGGTTGAGGCGTTCCATCAGTTCGCTGACGGATCTACCGTGGGTGGGTTCGGTCTGGGGTTCTTCCTTTGGCTCTGCCTTGGGTTCATCCTTGACCACGGGTTTTGCTTTTGCGGTGATTTTATTGATGAGTGCCATTTCCACCGCTTTGCTGGAAAATGCAAATGCAGGCACATCCGCCACCGTTTTTTCATCGGTGAGGATCTCGTCAGCAAAGCCGAGTTCAATAGCCTTTTTTGCATTCATCCAGGTTTCGCTGCTCATAAGATGAGACAGCTTTGCACGGGAGAGATTGGTGCGGATTTCGTATGCGTTGATGATGCTTTCCTTGACTTCATTCAGCATTTCGATGGCCTTCTGCATATCTTCATGGTCACCGAATGCCGCTGTCATAGGATTGTGAATCATCATAAGGGCGGTAGGTGCCATAAGCACCTTGGTTCCTGCCATCGCAATGACAGAAGCCGCCGATGCTGCGATGCCGTCAATCTTGACCGTGACATTGCCTTTGTAGTCCATAAGCATAGAGTAAATCTGGCTTGCGGCTACGCAATCTCCGCCGGGCGAGTTGATCCAAACTGTAATATCACCGCTGCCTGCGTTCAGTTCGTCTTTGAACATCCTGGGAGTGATGTCATCATCGAACCAACTCTCTTCAGCAATGGTGCCGTACAGCTCAAGAACTCGTTCTTCGGGTTGACCTTCGTCCGCCAGGTTTTTCCACGCCCAGAACTTCTTCGCTGTGGGGTTCTTCATCGGTTTCCGTTACCTCCGTTTCTGTAGGATTAATATCTGCATAAGCACCCGCACTACCGAGCGGGAGCATACTGCCATTGATGAGGTACAAATCTCCGCCTTGTTCAGTCGGGATTCGATCAAGGTTTTCAAGCTCACGGATGTCGTTTGCACTCATCCAGCCGTTCTGCCTTGCAATCGAATAGCCGTTCATTCGGCTTTGATAGTCACCTCTGAGCAGACCTTCCAAATTGAACTTGATGTAATACTCCTTCTTTTCATCGAAAGAGAGCAAAACTCTCATCATCGATTGCTCCCAACGGATAATCCAGGGGTCGAGGGTGTATTTCACAAACTCAAGGGACTGCTGCTCAATATTAGAAAAGCTCGATTTTTCAAGGTCGCCCACCATATGCGGAGGGACTCTGAAAATTCGAGCAATTTCATTGATTTGGAATTTGCGTGTTTCAAGGAACTGTGCCTGTTCAGGAGAGATGGAAATCGGTGTGTACTTCATTCCTTCTTCCAAAACCGCAACCTTTCCGGAATTGGAAGCGCCACCGAACTGGCTTTGCCAAGCCTCACGCACTCTGCTTGGGTCTTTAATTGTGCCGGGATGTTCCAGGACACCCGAAGGTGCTGCACCGTTTGCAAAGAACTTGGCACCGAACTCCTCGCAGGCTATTGCCATACCGATAGCGTTCTTTGCCATTGCAATGGGACTGTAACCGACCAAACCATCAAATCCAAGACCGGGGATATGAAGGACATCCGAAGGCTTGAGCTTTACGGACGAACCCTCCATCGTGTGTGCTTCCTCGTTTGAACGCTGATATGTGTAGTAGAGCTGTCCGTTTTCATCACGGTCAACGGTCATCTTATTCGGCATCAGCGGATAAAGAGCCACGACTTCACCTTTGCCATTACGGATGATTTGTGCGTAGGCGTTACCCCAAAGAAGCAGATGCGTCATTAAGGTTTCGCGGAACACGAATGAACTCATCTCTGGGTTCGGTTCATCGTGAAGCAGAAGGTAAAGCGGATGATCAACAGCCTTTTCTTTACCACCGGTTTCGGTATATCTGTAAAGGTGGAGTGGAAGTCCGGCTACCGCCTCTGCAAGGATTCTCACGCAGGAATAAACGGCGGTCATTTGCATAGCCGAGCGTTCATTTACGGGTTTGCCGGAGGTTGAACCTCCCATAAAGAAGGCGTAGGAACTACCGGCTGTTCTGTTTTGAGGCTTATCTCTGGATCGGAACAATCCTGAAAAAATACCCATTTTAGTCACTCCTTTCAGATAAACAAAATGCCTCGGTCGTTATATACCGAAGCAGTAGTATCGTTGCCACAGCGAATCGCACGGTCGAGAGCCATAATGGTGGCAACCGCACCGTCAATTTTCTCTGTGGATTTTTCCTTATCCGGTTTGATGTTACCGGCAGGGTCGGTGCGAATGAAGATGTTGTCCATCATCCAACGAAGGACGGGGTGTCCACCGTGGGCAATCTTCTCTTCGAGCACCAGTTTCATTAACTCCTTCGTAGGCGGGGACATATCTTTGAAACCCTGTCCGAAAGGAACGACCGTGAAACCCATACCTTCAAGGTTCTGTACCATCTGGACAGCACCCCAACGGTCGAATGCAATCTCACGAATATTGAAACGCTCACCGAGCCGTTCAATAAACTTCTCGATATAGCCGTAGTGGACAACATTACCCTCGGTGGTTTGCATAAAGCCTTGCCGCTCCCAAACGTCATATGGGACGTGGTCTCGCTTTACACGAAGGTCAATGTTATCCTCGGGTATCCAAAAGTACGGTAGGACAACATATTTGTCGTCCTCATCGGTAGGTGGAAATACCAATACCAATGCCGTGATATCCGTTGTGGATGAAAGGTCAAGACCACCGTAACAGACACGGCCTTCCAATTCGTCCTCGTTAACAACAAACGCACATTTATCCCATTTATCCATTGGCATCCAACGCACCGTTTGTTTAACCCATTGATTTAAACGAAGCTGACGGAAGGAGTTTTCTTCACCGGGGTTTTGCTTTGCTGATTCGCAGGCTGCACGAACCTTTTCGATATCCACTGTAACCCCAAGAGAAGGATTTGCCTTTGCCCACACCTTTGGGTCTGTCCAATCATCATCTTCATCAGCACCGTAAATCACAGGATAAAAAGTAGGGTCTATTTTTCTTCCTTCGATAATATCAACCGCCTTTTGATGAATTTCGTAGCAGATAGAATTTGTATTTGTTCCAGCGGTTGTTATATCCCAGAACACCGGCTGCATTCTTGAGTCACCTGAGCCGATATTCATTACATCGTGTAAATTGCGGTTTGGCTGTGTATGCAGTTCATCAAAGACAACCCCGTGAGTGTTAAAACCGTGCTTGTTATTGACATCCGCAGAAAGCACTTGATACACACTGTTCGTAGGAAGGTAAATCAATCGTTTCTGTGAGTCGAGGATTTTTACTCGTTTGGCGAGTGCCGGACACATGCGAACCATATCAGCAGCAACATTAAAAACAATGGATGCTTGCTGTCTGTCAGAAGCACAGCCGTATACCTCGGCACGTTCCTCTCCATCACCGCAAGTTAGGAATAATGCGACCGCTGCCGCAAGTTCTGACTTGCCTTGCTTTTTGGGTATTTCTACATACACAGAATTAAACTGTCTATATCCGTTTGGTTTTAGAATGCCGAACACATCACGGATGATCTGTTCTTGCCAGTCTATAAGTTCAAAAGGTTTTCTTGCCCATATACCCTTCGTGTGACAAAGGCACTCGATAAAGTTGACCGCATAGTCAGCGGAAGCCTTATCGTAGTAAGAATCCTTTGCCATAAACCTCGTAGGCTTGTAATTTTTTAACTTTCTGATATACGGTCACCTCCTTAAAAAGGGTATAAAAAATACAGCCAATCGGCTGTAACGAGGAACAGAGCCTCTCGGCTCTATCCCAAGGGATTATTGAGTTTAGTAGTTTTCGGTGTGAACCAAAATCTCGTATGCCATTTGCGTATCATTGTCAACGGGTTTGATGTCCCAACCTCTGTCGTAGTTACATACGACCTTGCCATCGCGCTTGAGCATCAGCTTTGATATTTTGCCGCCCTCAATACCGAACTTGCTTCCCACGGGGTAAACCTTAATCCAGTAATGAAAAATGCTGTTGTAAACCTTTAAACTGCCTTCTTTCCACATAAGCACACCACCTTTACGCTTCGCCCGTCATAATGAAATGCACATACTCTTTACGGTGGTCTTCCAGGTAGTTTACCAGTTCGTAGTATCCGGCTTCAAAGGCAATACGTTGAACGGTATTAACATTAAACATATTGGTAAGTCCCGTGTCTCGTACTGCGAGGATCTGCTCACGAACTTTATCATCCATCTTAATCGTCCACCTTTCTGCATACATCCTCACCGTAGGCAATGCCGAGTGATGAACCGCAATCCCACTGCACGTGGATCGTGCCAATGTCATCGACACTTGTTACAGTGCCTTTGCAGCCAGGGACGAGTTTTGTGTTGAAGGGATCATTCATATGAACCAACTCAACACGACAGCCTTTAGGGTAACGCTCCTTGAGCATTTCGAGTGTTCCTTTGCTTATACCAAACATTATGCTTCCTCCTTGTATTCTGAAACTTCGCAGAATTCGCTGCCGTGGTCTTTTGCAATGGCAAGTGCCATCTCATGTGCCTTGCGGTCGTTCTCTGCTGTGAAAATCTTAAAGTTATCGTTATCGAGTTCTACCTTGTAGGTCTTTGGTGTGCTACCCTTGAAAGCGGAAGAACCTTCGAGGTTTCGCAGGAGGATTTTTCTTTGCAATTTGTATTCGTTGCCGATAAAGCCGAGACGAAGGAGAAAGCATCGGAATGCGTATTTCTCGTTTTCGACTTCTTTCTCTTTTGCGTTTATCCGCCTTTGATTCTTTGCCATATTGCATAACGCTGTAACAAACTCCATATAGGTTTTGATTTCATCGGGAGTGCTGTCCGCCTTGAACCAAGGGAAATCTAAACGCTCACCGATGAGATTAATAGGAAGATCGTCTACTCCCAAGGCTTTCTTTATAAGATTGCCTTTGGATTCGACCAGGTCAAAAAGGTTTTGAAGGGATGCTACGGTAAAGTCAGCCATTGGGATTTGGATTGCGATGCCCTTTGGCTCATCGGCACTCATGTCACTCTCAAAGCCTTCATCGTAAAGGTGCTCAAGCAACCTCTCGATAACCTCGCTGTCAGCGCGGTCGTCAAAAATAAGGTTGCCGTCCTTGTCGATGGTGAAGTAATCCACCTCGTAGGCAAAGCTGGGAGCACCCAGGTATTTGACCTCTTCACCGAGCCACTTTGCAATGGTGAGAACCATTCGTTTGCGTTCCTTGCCGGGAACATTGTACTTGATTGTCATTACTATGACCTCCTTTGTTTTTTGGTAGTCACATATTACCGTCAAGTACGAGATATATCCAGTTAATTCGCACATTATTCGGTGTAGAATATGTAGCCTTATTCTGTAGTTTTATTTGTGTAATGTACACGTCTCATTGACAAATCGAGATTTTTGTGCTATCCTATATGCAACCTATAAAGAGTGCGTGAGGGACAAGCCCTGTGACCGCCGACAACCTGCCGAAAGGTAAGGTGCCAAAGCTTGAACGATAGGGTTATATGAGATACTCTGCAATCCTGTCGTGACGATAGGATTGCTTTTTTACGCTCTCTTTAGGTAATAAACTTAAAGGAGCGTTTTATTATGCGCAAAATCAAAGAACTCATTGGAATCGACAAGAAGGTTTATATCCTTCTTAAAACCAACGCTATCCGTTTTCGCTTTATGAGCGATGCGGAATTGGAGGGTATCACCTACGGGGATGGAGCAAAACCAACCGAACGCCCTGTAGATGATATTATGTCCCTCCAACCGGACGGCACCATTTGCTTCCTGGGTTGGGCAGGAAGAATGTGTTACCACCACAGCAGTAACGCCGTCACCCGAATCGATTACGAAAAGTACATAACCGATTCGGAAGACTATATTATCAGCCTTCGTTGAGGCTGTTATAGTAAACAATGCCCGAAAGCACAAAGAACACGCAAGGCAGTGCCACACCGTTGCCCCACATCTTATATTCCGCAGCATCGGAATGCGGGTCGGTGAGCCACTTCTTTATCTGCTTGAGGGTCTTGGGTTTTGTGGACCCGCCGACAATTCTGCGGTGGGTCTCAAACACATCGTACCAGTAACGGATGTCATCCATAGTGGGTTCTTCGATGCCGAGGTTATCACACCACCAATCGGGGAAGCCCTGAAGTCTTGCACATTCGGTAGGAGTTAATCTACGAACCGTATAGGTCGGCTCGACAACACCGTTATGGTGTCCGGGGCAAGATCCGTTGACAAGTGTGTTGCCACAATCTTCAAGGAAGTACTGCCCAACATCACGACTTGCAGAAGGGTCAAAACCATAAGGAGTCGCAACAGCACCGGGGCCTTTGGCAACCAGTGTCGGTTGTGTCTCTTCAGAGACCGAAGGAGTGAACTGTGCGTTTTTGCCCTGGTTAAATGCATCTCTGCCGATGCCGTAACATACAGCATTTGGGTCTTTAAAGTCTCTCGCCATAAGCGTTGGGGAGGTATCTTGAGACACCTGTGTGAAACTGCCCGTTGTCATTGCATAGACAGCGTGGCGGTCAACGGTGTTAAGGGTGTACATCACATCGGACTCCTTATAACCATCTCCTTGGTGAGAGGGGCGGGTGCCGTTGCCTTCGATTACAATTGTTCCGCCCTTAACACAAACCGCAGGTTCACCGCCGTGGGTACAAGCAAGCGTGGGAGAAACATCCTCACTGACACTGCAAGAACTTTTACCTCCGCCTTGGTCGACACATACCACAGCAATGCCACCCTGGTTGCAACCGGGGTTTCCACCGTTGCCATCAAGAGTACGAGAGGTATCAGCCTCATAAATACCACTGTGAGGATTGGCAGATTTCATAGCGTTGCTATCTTTGGAACAGATTCCATAAGCCTGCAGAACACAGTTGAAGTGGTTCTTGTCTGGCATTCGTTGGCTTCCGCCTGCGTTGTGTGCGGTCAAGGTAGAAACGGTCTGTCCGCCATCCCAACTACACGGTTCAAACAAGGTTTGGTCGTTATTGCAAGAAAGTGTTGCGGACTTGTTTTCCTGAATCAAAGCGCCTTTTCCACCGCCTTCACAGCCGGAGCGGATTTTCATAACGAGAGGTACATTGCCACCACCTGTACCCATACGGGAGGTTAGGGTTTGTACCTTATCATCATCCGCAATGGTTACTCTGCTGTCGGCAGGATGGTTTTCCAAGGCAACTGCTGCCGGGACAACACCGGCACGGAGCGTCGGAGAAGTTTCCTCTTCGTAACCAATGCTACGGCTTTTAGCTGAATGCTCGGTACAGAACCCGGCTGATTCCAACACGCACGGAGGGTGGTGTGCTTCGGCTCGAAGGGTTGCGGTTACCTCATCGGTGATATCCATTCGATTGCCGCCCTGGTCGTTTAGCACGATGCCGTTGCGACCAGTGGACATACCACAGTTTACACCGAGAGTGGAAGAAACCTCTCCCGTTAAGTCTCCGTTGTATCCATCGAAGCCTGACGCTCCAATGCAACACGGAGCACTTCCGGCAGCTCTTTGCCACGCACGGAAGCTCTCCGCAGAATACCCTGACACGCCCTCGGACTTAAATAATATGTCGGGGGCACCTTTGCCTGCAAAATCTGCGACAAGGTAGATGCGGCGTCTGCGTTGGGGGACTCCCCAGTATTGAGCATCGAGAGTTCGGTAAGCAACGCTCCATCTGTCTCCCATGTAGCTGTCTGCATAAGGCCATCTGCCTTTTTCAGGCATAGGCACCTCGGTGTCCGGCTCTGCGATGTCGATGACCGCTTCGAGGACGGCTTTGAAATCTTCTCCGCCGTTTGAGGAGAAGGCGCCGGGGACATTCTCCCACACGATGTATCTTGGGTATTTACCATTGGTGGCACTCCTCATTTCTTTAATGATGCGGATGGCTTGGTAGAACAGCACAGATTGTCGTCCTTCCAGTCCGGCTCGTTTACCTGCCACTGACATATCGGTGCAAGGAGAGCCGAAGGTGATAATATCCACGGGTTCAATTTTCCCGCCATCCATAGTGGAGATATCACCATAGTGTTTCATAAAAGGCAGCCGCTTGGTGGTAACCCTAATAGGAAACGGCTCGATTTCCGATGCCCACACAGGGGTGATACCGGAAAGCAAGCCGCCTAAAGGAAAACCGCCCGAGCCATCAAACAAGCTGCCGAGCGTTAAGTTATTCATTTGTACCTCCAACTTCGTCAAAGCTGTAAGTTAAACCATCACGCTGAACCTTTACATCCTTGGAAGAGCCGACCTGCTCAATGTAACGCTTTACGATTACATCGCAGAACTTCTCATCCAGCTCGATGGTGTGGCAAATGCGTTCTGTCTGTTCACAAGCAATCAAGGTGCTACCGGAACCGCCAAAGGGGTCAAGCACAACCGTGTTGCTCATTGAGGAATTCATAATGGGGTACGCCAACAGAGGGATAGGTTTCATCGTAGGATGGTCACCGTTCTTCTTGGGTTTGTCGAACTCCCAAATGGTGGATTCCTTACGGCCGGTGTACCACTGATGTTTGCCTTTCTTCTTCCAACCGAAGAGGACGGGTTCGTGCTGCCACTGATAAGGAGAACGGCCAAGCACCAGGGATTGCTTTTTCCAAATGCACGTGCCGGAAAGATAGAAGCCGGCATCCTCAAAGGCTCTGCGGAAATTTAAACCCTCGGTGTCCGCATGGAAAATATAAATAGAAGCGTCATCAGCCATTGCTCTTTCGGTGTTAGTGAAGGAATCAAGCAAGAGCTGATAAAACGCTTCTTTTGCCATATTATCGTTTTTAATTTTGCCTGCCGAACCTTCATAGTTGACGTTGTAGGGTGGGTCGGTGATGACAAGGTTTGCCTTGACACCGTTCATCAGAAGCTCAAATGTGTCAGCCTTGGTGCTGTCACCGCAAACCAGGCGGTGTCTGCCGAGCATCCAAAGATCGCCCGCCTTGGAGAAGGTAGGCTTTTGCAGTTCTGCCTCAACGTCAAAGTCATCTTCTTTGACACCTTCCTGGAGTGTTGCCTTGAAGATGTCATCGATTTCACGAGGGTCAAAACCCGTAAGGGTTACGTCAAAGTCTTCGCCCTGCAAGTCGGAAATAAGCAGTGCCAATTTATCCTTATCCCAATCACCGCTGATTTTGTTAAGAGCGATGTTGAGAGCCTTTTCCTGTGCTTCATCCATTTCGACTATAACACACTCGGTTTCGGTGTGTCCCATATCAATGAGAACCTTCAAACGCTGATGACCGCCAACCACACGTCCCGTAGTTTTATTCCAAATGACCGGCTGAACCATACCGAACTGCTCAATGGAGCGTTTCAGCTTTTCATATTCGTCGTCACCGGGTTTTAAGTCCTTACGGGGATTATAGTCAGCAGGAATAAGGTCGGTCAGTTTCTTGTTTTCAATAAGCATTAAACCAGCCCCCATTCCGCAAATTTCTCAAAGCCGCCTACGGAGGTGATAAACTTTCGAGCCGTTTCGACAATCTTCTCATAAGGAATGCCCCCAACGGTCTCATCACCAATAGCACAGCAGAGTTCGACAGTCTTGCCGGTTCTCTGTGCCTCAAGCCAAGCGTAAATGTTTACGCTGACATCTGCTTTGGAGAGGTCTTTGCCGTGAAGTCCACCACCTGTAACAGAATCGGCCATATCACTGCCGAGCTTTCTGTTTGTAGCACCAGTATCAACGTCTGTTCCGCCGGTCCAATCTCCGAGCGGGTTAATCTGTGCCTTGGGATAGAGCTGTTTGAGTTCGTTTGTATCAACGTTGCTCTGACAGATAACAAGGTTGTCTCCGTTAATAATGTACTTACCATCATAAGGATGCACAGCATAGATATCTCTTGCAATGCCGGAGAGGGTCATCTGTTCCTTTGTCATAGGCACACCCTTGAAGATGCCGTTATCACCACAGCGAATGGCATCTTCCTGATTACGGGCAAGGTGCGTATCCTGGGGAACAACAACGATGTTACACATAAGATTGCCACCGATGCGGTGGATAGCTTTTGCTACATCCACTTTATCGATGGCAGCAGTTGTTTCAATGATTGCGTGGCATGTGCCGTGGCCGATAAGAACCTCGACAGCTACCTTCGGGTTTTCTTCGACAGCATATGCCAGGTCAACAATGGCCCCGGCAATTCTGTCTGCCACCTTGTCGGGGTGGGCAGGGTTTACTTTTTCAAACATATTAGTTTCCTTTCCGAGCGGAGAGCAACCGCTCCATGAGATCGTCCTGCGGAGAGTTGCCGCCATACTCCACAGCACAGTTTTCTTTTACGATTTGGTAGATTTGATACCAAACCTGGTTGACCTGTTTCATATAGGTCTGGCTCATCGCAACATAGGGTGATGCGATGGCATTTCCTGTGGTCGGATGCTTTGCAAGGAAGCCGTACTCGGAGATGCATTCCTCACACTGAATCCAACGGCTGACACTCATTGCGTATTGCTCGATAAGCTGGTTGTTTACTAACCGTTCGCAGCCACGAGCTTTAAGCCACGCATAGGTGTCTCGGTAGACCTCTTCGGCACAAAGGTCTTTGCCGCTTTTCTGTTTTGCCTTCAAATACTCCTTAATCGGTGGAACTTCTACACCTTCTATTTCTGTAGGTGTAGGTAAAACCATCGCACCATCAAGTCTTCCGTCGGCAATTTTGTCTGCAAGTGCCTTGGGTTTTCGACCCGATCCAACCCTGGAACCGCCTCGTGCAGTTCCGTCTTTAGCCATAAAATCACCTCCTGGGGTTAATACCCCGTTTGATTTCCGGTTTTTTAACACGATACCCCACGCCCGTTGCACGATTGTTTAGTCGTAGAGATTTTGATACCCCCACCGGGTCAGCGGTCGTGCCAACGGTCGCCACGGTCTGCGTGTATCTTTGCGTGACAGGCTTTGCACAGAGCAATCAAATTGTCTCGACTATGTGTGCCACCTTCCGATAAAGGTTTTTTATGATGAACCTCTGCGGTCGGGACGAGCAAGCCGTTAGCTTCACACTGTTCACACAGCGGGTGCTGTTCCACATAGCTGTCACGGATACGCTTCCAGGCACGGCCGTAGCGTTTACGAACGGCAGGGTCTCGGTCGTACATCTCGTAGCGTTTAGCTTCCACCTTGGCGTGTTCTTCACAGAACCTTCCATCGGTGAGCTTGGGGCAGCCGGGGTAAGAACACGGTCGCTTGGGTTTCTTCGGCATTCTTTCACCTCCTACGGAACAGTTCTCCCAACTTGTATTTGAGGATGTACCATAGCTGTTCAAGATAGCCAACCTTGCGGTAACCCATACAACTCCTCCTTCCGCCGGGCATAAGAAAAGCCTCCGCAGGGAGGTCCCCACGAAGGCTGTCCTTATTCTCTTTGTCCATTATAATAATACCATAAGATGTAGGTATCATTCTATGTCTTTAGGTATCCAATTTCAGTTTTTCATCACAAAAATTCAGTGCTTCGTTATGGAGTTTGTATAGGTGGTGTATGGTGTGACACATATCCACCGCAATCTGCTCCCAGGACTGGAAACACAGATAGCGTTTTTCGAGAAGGGTTTGTAGTTCGTGATGAGGAACAGACTTAATAAGGGTTGAAATGCGGTGCTTAAGCTCCACCAGTTCCTGAACATCTCTACCGAGTTCTTCTTGAAGGTCGACAATCTTGCAAACTGCATCTGCCATAAGAGAGGTGCTGGGAGAAGGGTTGTGTGGCATCCCGGTTAAAGTCGAGGTGCATTTTGTTGCAAGGTCATTAAGGGAGTCGATTTGTTCGACTTTGCTGTTGATCCTCATATCGAGGTAACGAGCTTGTGAAAGGAATTCTTTAGCGGTCATATTCAGTACCTCCAACGTGATATTCACAGTGAGGCATTGAAGCGTTGGTGCGTTGTAAAGCATTGCATTAAGTGATTTTCTGTTTGCGGTGATTTCGTTGATTTTTGGCGTTTCTGGCGCGTTGGCATTCTTCGTTATGGCAGTATATTTGCCGAGAACCCGTTTTCTCGAAGAATTGTCCGCAATGTTTGCAGATTCCGTAACCGAGAATATTGCCCTCAATAATGTTGCGGACTTCATCCACGGATCTAACCACCATAGCCGTTCCTCCGGCAGCGAGTATCTTGCGAATAGTGGCATCTTGGAGACCTGTGGTTTTGCCAGTATCGGTTTTTACTTCAAAAGCGTAAAACCCGCCATCAATACAGGCAATAATATCGGGTATTCCGGCTGTGCCGTACATACCGCCGTGTTCTTTCCAAGAGAAACAGTGCGGTACGGTTTTTAGGTATTTCAATATGGCTTTAACGATGTCATTTTCCTTCATGTGTCCATAAACTCCTTTATGTGTCCGGGTAAAACCCTTGATTTATAAGGTCTTGGACACATTGGACACTAAAATTTTTATTTTCACGGAAATTTATCTTGAAAATATTCGCATATATTGGAAAGGTGTGTTTTTTCAAAATATAAATATATAAAAATAGGTTTTTTGGTGTCCATAGTGTCCATGTGTCCAAGTAGTTTAGATTTTTGGTGTTAGTTCAAGTCATCGCGGAGACACACTCCCTTGAGAATGCGTCTGTTACCAAGATTATCCTTGCCCCGAGTGACTTCAGGAAAGGTTGCAGTGATCTGCTGAACAAACATCCTCTGTGAATACGGCTTAAGACCACATTCTTCACAGTATCCTTTGTACGCATTAAAGATTTCGGCACTACCAACATAGACATCAGAGCTGACGGTACAGCATTCCTTTACAAACGAAAGCATAGAATCGCTATCCTCACGATACTGCTGAAGTTCAGCCTTATTGACCTCGGTTTCGGAGAACATAAACTGCTTCTTCATAAGGCGTTTGAGTCCTTCGAGGGCAAAGAGGAAAATGCCGTCTGCTTCCATGCGGAATTTGTCGATAAGTTCAGGGTCGCGCTTTTCAGCGGGTACAGAGTGATTAAAACGCATAATAATGAGCCTACGATAAAAGCCTTCAGAACGGTCACCGTAGTTTTTGGGGATGCTGTTGCAGGAGAACAGAAGTCTTGCACAAGACTGGAACGAGAAGGGGTTCTTATTCTTCTTCTCAACGGTCAGATAGTCTTCACCGACCAGTGCTTTGAAGATGCCGTTGTCATCAATGTACTTCGTAGGAAGGTCAGCAAAGATATTCGCCAGTTTGCCGAAGAGTTCTGCGGTCTTGAAGCGTTCATTCAAAGCCTGCCAGGATACGTTGGACACATTCTGCTTACCGAGGAGAATGTCGTTAAGTACACGGAGCAATACGGATTTGCCCGCTCCGGCAACGCCTACAATAACAAAGCATTTCTGTGCAGAGTTTACGGGGATAAGGAAATAACCGAGCATTTCCTGAATGAGAGCCACTTGCTCCATATCACCGCCCATAGATTCCTTGAGAAACTTCTTGAAACGAGGGCAATCTGCCTTCTTGTCATAGGTGACATTGAGCTGAACCGTAGAGTAGTATTCCGGGGTATGCTCGATCAGCGTATCTTCAAGGACATTGTAAAGACCGTTTTTGACATTGATGATATAAGGGTTGGGATTTAACTCACGGATATCCTTCTGTACACGAAGTTTCCACTGCTGCGTTGCATCCACAATCTGATTCATCTTCATTTCACGAGCAATCATCTTATCCTGCACAAGACGCTGTGCCTCCATTTCGGAGATTTCACGGAATACACCGCCTTGATAAAGGAAGAACTGCTCGGCTGCATAAAAGACATTTTCAGTAGATGCCATATGCTCACCAAGCACACCGGGGAGAAACTTTAACCCCTGCGTATTCACGGTGTACCACGGTGGAAGCTCCATCATCATAGAGTTGGCACGAGACTTTGTTGCCTGGTATTCGCGGCTATGCTCCTTGTAGATCTGCGAAAGCGGACGAAGGAAGGTGTTTTTGAACTTGAAGTGCTCCTTCAGCTCGAAGTTGATGACCGTTTCAGCGGTTACAACATCCTGGTTATACAGATAGGTTTCAATGAAGCTTTTTGCGGTCTGCATATCCTTCATCGCATCACCGGTAACCTCAAGCGAAGCTACAATCTCACGGAGTCCGTCTACATTGAGTGGAAGATAGCTCATAGCGGCGGGCGCTTTACACGTGCATTCACCGCTTTCCATCTTGGGACACTTGAATCCTTTTTCTGCGATGGTCTTGCAGGTCATAGGCTTCGTGCCACTATCGAGATAGTGATTGATTTTACGCTGCGTGTTTGATTCGCTGTATCCGGGATACGGAGCTGAAAGCTCGTGAATCAGCTTGACACCACCTTCAAAGGGTGCAAGGTTCGTAATCATCGCATACCAGTCGTGTTCGGAGAGGGTTGCTGCTTTTTCACTGCAATGCTTAATGAAATCACATCCGTGAAGCAAAAGTTCAAGACCTCTTTCAGTGCCAACCCTTGTCTCGACCGGTTGTTCTTCTGCGTGAGGCAAAACTTCAAGAAGCTGTTCCTGGGTATACTTGCGTTCAGGGTGATAAGAGAGACATTCCACCATAATGGGATCTTTCTTACAGTGATTGAAACCGGGCAAACGCATAACACGGCTCTCGTTAACGCACATAGGGTCGCCGTGAAAATGCGATACAAGCTGTTTCTGCACAAAGCGGAACTGCTCGACTTTTGCGTTACGCATCAGCCAGTAAACGTGCAGAGATTTGCGGGTCTTAATAACCATAGAGGGAGGCAACGGGAACTCATCGATTGCTTTCTGCTGTTCCTCGAAGGAGAGGTCATCCATCTCAACGAACTGTGCGTTGATACGGCTGATGCTACTGTCCTCCTGGCCACCATAGTTGACAACGAAAAAAATGCCACGATTCTTCTCGTTATGTGATTTCAGGGTGCCTTCGATAGCGGAATATTTGCCCGCTTCCATTTCGAGTTTCGCACCGGAGAATACACCTTTCTTCTTATCATCGAACACACGGAAGCAGACCGTATCTTCGGGGTTGAACAAAGCAAGCAATACATCCTGGGCAGAGATATTCATTTGACCGCCTCCTCATCAAAGTACTTTATGGGTTTACCGAGGCGCTTGGCTTCTTTGATTTCCTGTTCCATACCGACAGAGAGGGTTTTGCCAAAGCACCAAATCTCATCGCACAAAGCAAGCAATGCTAAACCGTACATTGTACCGATTTCTCTTTCAACGGGGTCGTTATCATCAACAATCTGCGGATAGAGCAAATGTGCTGCGATGGGCATCTTCTGTTTATCAATAGCAAAACGGCAATAACGGATAGCCGCCTTGACATTGTTCTCAACATCCCCGGCATAACGAGATACGATATATACCTTGGGACGCTCTTTGAGTTCCGTCTGGCGCCGCCAAATTTCACGGCGCTCAAGACGATATTCCTTCATTACTTTGCCGATTGCTGCACCTGCAGTAGGGTCGGCATATCCTTCGCTGTTTCTATACATTACACATCCTCCAGTTCTTCCATCGTGCCGAAGGTCTCACCGGCGGAGGCTTCTGCGACAAGGGGTAAATCAAATTCAGGGAAAGGCTGTTCTTCCATACATTCCTTAATGAAACGGACAGCTTCGGAGAGCTTGTCTTTGGGAATGATGAAAGTCAGTTCATCGTGGATCTGCAAGATAGGCTTTAACCAGTCCCTCTCCGGCACACCACACATAATACGCTTAATAGCAAGTTTGAGAATATCGGCAGCGGTGCCTTGAATCGGAGTGTTCAATGCACAGCGTTCTGCAAAGGACTTCACGCCCCAATTATCACTGCGGACACCGGGCAAATATCTGCGTCTGCCGACCCAGGTTTCCGAGTACATCTTGCGAACTGCATCGGCTTTTGTTTCTTCCTGCCAAGCGGTAAGACCACGGTAACCGGCTTTGAGGTTATTGATGATTTCAGCACACTCGGCTTCGGTTTTTTCGACACCCGCTTTGAACTTCAAGGTTTTCTGTAACCCTCTCGGGAAAAGACCATAGAAAGTGCCGAAGTTTACGTTCTTTGCGATGGTACGGTGTTCCTTGTAATCGGCAGAATGTTTATCCTGCGCCTCGTCATAAGAAACACCAAAGATGACAGAGGTTGTTGCTGCGTGAATATCTCCACCGCGCTTGTAGGTATCCATCATCACCTTGTCACGGCAGTAGAAAGCACCAACACGAAGTTCGATTTGAGAGAAGTCCAAGGACAGAATGAGATGCCCTTCGGGTGCCTTAATGAAGTTACGAACACCAATAGGGTCGTTGGACTTTCTCGGCATATTCTGTGCGTTAGGGTTACGGCAGTTCATACGGCCGGTATCAGTAGAAAGTGCGAAAAGTTCAGGGTGAATATTGCCGGTCGCAGAGTTGCGGTGCTTAAGGTAACCGTCAATATAGGTGGACTTGATTTTGCCCCACTTGCGATATTCCTGCACCAAAGTGAAGAGGGTTGAAAGTTCAGGCTTATTCTCATCACACCACTCTTTGAGCAGAATCATTGTCATATCATCGGCGGCTTCCTTATCGGAAGCAGTGGTTTTGAGAATAGGCAACCCCAGGTCCTTGAACAGATAATCCTTGAACGCCTTTGTGCTACAGTTTTCACCGATAGCAACATCACCGATGATGAATGCGATTTCCTTGCGAATGCGGTTCATTTCAGCTTCGGCTTCCTCTTTACGCTGAAGCATTAGCGGGTAGTTGATGGGAACGCCGTTGTATTTCATAATGCCGAGATATACGGCTGTAGGCGATTCAATATCCTCAACAATGGCGCGGTGCTTTGGCAAGAAGCGGTCAAACCACTTGTTAAAGATGTTATACAAACGGAGAGAGTAATCGGAGTCGGCAGCACCGTAACGGACGGTTTCTGCATCCTGGGCATTCAGCTCATCAAAGTGTCTGCCATCGGTTACATCGGTAAAAGACGGAAGCGGTTCACCGCAAAGTTCTGCCGCCAGTTTCTTGAGACCGCTGTCGGCAAGTTTGCGGAAATCAGTGCAGCTCTTGAGAGACATCTGCGATGCAGCAATGGTGTCATATACGGGAGGCATAATGACAATGCCACGGGCATAGGACATTTGAGATTCAAAAGCCAGGTTATGAGCAATTTTTACGATTGCGGTATTTTCAAGAAATTCACGGAGATATTTGTAGAAATCGGTCGGCTCGATGTTCTTACCGACCTTGTGTGCAACGGGTACATAGATGCCGGTGCCCTCCGATACAGAGAAGGAGCAACCTACGATATGTGCCTTGTGAGCATCGAGGGCAGCTTTATCCTCGTTGCGGTATGCCTCATCCGAGGCAGTTTCATAGTCGAAGGCGATGATTTTAGCATCACCGATATATTCACGAATGCCCTCGACAGAGGTGATGCATTTATAGTTAGCGTTCATAGCGTTGTCTCCTTATAGGGGTAATCCGGGGAGAGAGATCCCTCCCCGGACACCGATTAACTTACTTCAAGGGTTCGATAACCTCGCCGGTCTCCGCATCCACGAAGGGTGCTTCCTCATCTGCGACAAGGTCAGCAGTAGTGAGATTTGCGGCATAAGTCTTCATCTGCTCGACCATAGGCGCGAGGGACTCAATCTCCTCGTTGGTGAGCGGGCGAACGAACTTAAAGGCTGCCTGGGAATAGGCAATGTTGCTGTCGGACATAGCCTTTTTGAGGCTGATAGTTGTCACGACACGGCTGAGAGAGCTTCTCTGGGTAAGCAGGTGCTTTACATAGTTCTTGTAGGCTGCCGAAGAGCCGACAGGAAGATTGAGGATAACCGGGAAAAGATGACCCTCACGGAGAATGTAAATCATACGGCGGTTCTTGCACGCCTTGCTCTTGCCATCACCGCTGCCGAACTTGTTATAGGGACAGGTCTTGCAGTTGCCACCGGGAGTGCCGGTGCCGTGCATACCGTCAAAGGAACTGCAATCGGGAGGGTTACTGCCACCGGTATACTTATCCTTGTAATAAGCGTTGGCGGGATGGTTGAACAGGATTACGCCTGTGATTTCCTTGACCATTTCGGTGTCATCACCATCAGCCGAGGGAATCTCGAATGCAGTGGAGCCACCGGCGGGAATCTTAATGCGGTCGAGCTGAAGCTCAATACCGGCACAGTCCTCGTTCATAGCTTCGTTGAGCCACTGCATATCTGCCTGGGTTGCAAAGCCGCCTACATTGGCGATTGCGTTGGTTTCTTTCTTTACAATCTGATTTGACATCTGCGTGTCCTCCTATAAATTGAGATTAGTTTTTTGTCGATGTAGCGTTGAGTCTGTGTTTCGATGAGCGTTGTTCTATGTCAGCCCTTGCGGATGCCGACCGACACCTTTTCGTAAGTACTTACGCAATCGGCCAGCCACGCCGGGACTTCATCACAGTTGAGTGCCATCTGCTCCTTAACGAAGGAAGCGAGAGTATTGGCATTGACGGTTTCGGTTACGATGTCACCGTAGCCATTGGTTTTAAGAGCCTCAATCATCTCTTCTTTACGGCCTGCCGCCGGGGATGCAAAGAGACGGGTGTTGAGATAGAAGGTGCTGCCGTTGCGAGAGAAACGTTCGCATTCGGCTTCTGCCATCGCATCGGAAAGTTCAAGGTCCAGGCGGTCAATCTCAGCACCGAGTGCCTTGGACTCTGCATCCAGTTCCTTCTTGCGGTCTTTCAGCTCTTTCAGCTGATCGGCGAGTAAAAAAATGTAGTTATCCATACATCCAGTTCTCCTTATTCTTTGAATGGGTTGATGCCTTTGCGGTAGTCGTCAACCAGGCTTTTAGCGAGGTCGACCTTATGACGCAAGGCGCGTAATACTTTAGTGTCAACGGTGCCTTTGGCAACCAGGTAGATGTAGAGGCAGTTGTCTTTTTGAGACACACGGTGGATTCGTGCTTTTGCCTGCTCGAAATTACTCATACTGTAATCGAGAGAGTAGAACACCATAGTGGATGCTGCGGTGAGTGTAATACCAAGTCCGGCTGCCGCTATCTGACCTACGAACACACGGCAATCTGCATCCTCTTGGAATCTGCGGATTTCTTCTTCGCGATTTTTAACTCCACCTCGAACAACCGCATAACCGATGCCTTTCTTTTCAAGCAATGCCTGAATGTCGTTCAGTTCGGGAACAAACCGAGCCATTACAACGAGTTTCTTTTCTTCCGCTATTGCAGAATCAAGGATATCGGAGAGTGCTTTCAGCTTGTCTGTGCTGACGAGATTGGTGTCGCCCTCATCATCGGTGAGATGTCCACCCGTTACCTGGGAGAGGCGGAGTAGTTTGGTTAGCACATTTACAGCAGATACTTCGGAATCACCAAGCTCGGTGTAACTTTCTTTTTCGAGTTCCTTGTAAATCTTCATTGCCTTGGGTTCGAGCTGTACATAGCGGACTTCTTCGCTTATGTCCGGCAGATCCAAACACTCGGCTTTGGTGACACGATAAGCAATGGAGTGCATTCGCTGAAGAAAATCATCGAGCATGTAATTGCGAAAACAAGGGATGTGATTACCGTAGCCTTTCATATCAAAGTAGCGGTTACGGAACACGTAGAAACTGTCACCGAACACTTTACGATTGAGAAAGCGGTACTGCGAGAACACATCAAGCTCACGGTTAGTAATAACTGTGCCTGTTAAGAGGAGCTTGTACCGTGCCTTGTCACCGAGATGGTGCATCGTTTTGGATTGAGCGGTTCGTGCTTCCTTAATCTTGTGTGCCTCGTCTGCGATGATAAGGTCTGCATCGAAAGCAAGCAGTTCCTTCTCGATGATTCGAGCACTCTCGTAGTTCACAACGACAACCTGGAGTCCGTCACGGCTGATGCCGTTGAGGAGTATTTTGTTATCCTTGCTTGCTCCGGTTAACACTGTGACGTTGCAAGGGAACGCTGCGAACTTCGCAATTTCCTGCTCCCATACTCCTTTGATGGATACCGGGCAAACGATTAATGCTTTGCTTACCAAACCGAACTGATATAAGACACCGAGGATTGCAATGCTTGTGAGCGTCTTGCCGGTACCCATCTCCATAAGAAGAGCCACACCGTTGCTGCGTGAGCCGGAAGGCAGAAGACCGAATTTTTCGCAAGCGAAATCGAATGCTTTGTACTGATGGTCGTAGGGTCTTGCTTTAACGGGCATTGGAATCATAGGGTTAGTTGCCACCATCGTCACCTCCGGGGTTCTCTTTGATGGCAACCTCGTCAACGCTGTCTCCGGGAACAAGAATCGTTACCTTCTTCAAGTCTCCAAAAAGAAAACGCAGAAGTCTTTCACGAAGGGTTACCGTCTTGCAGGCGACGATGCCGCCATCCTTGTGTTTCTTTGAAACATGGATTGTGAGATTATGTTTCATTGCTTTTTACTCCTTTCGGAAGAAGCGGTTTTGTTTGCCCCTTCCGTATCTACGGAGAAAAGGGTGTCGTTTTGGGGAGGTGTTTTTTGAAAAAACTTCAAAAAATTTTTTCTTGCCGATTCGATGCACTCACGAACTGCCCGGTGGTCAACTGACTCTTCTCTTGCAATTTCACGCATAGACATCCCAGTTGCAAGTTTGAGAAGGCGACGCTGTTGGACATCTGATAGTTTTGCAAATGCCTCATATATGTAGGAGTTATCCTCATTGCGAATCAACTCCGTGAGCGGTGTTTCTCCTGTTGTCGGAGCGAACTTGTCGTTGTCGCCATATTTGATGGCATCGAACGAATAGCAGTGATAGCGTTCTTTTCTTGCAAGGTTTTCTTCCTTGCGACGAGAGTCGATGATAACGGCACCGATTTCTTCCGAAACCTCGACCTCCGTTATTTCTCCTGTGACTGATTCGTACTTAATTAACATAAAATACCTCCGTTCTCGATTTCTCGAAACGGAGGCTTTAGGTGCTGCAAAGGCGTGAAGAAAGAACCGCAGTCCTAACGGAAAACTCCGCTTCGGATTGCAGCAAACCCGCTCAAAAGGCAGCTGTATTATTCAGTTTTCCGCTACACGCCGTTGAGCTACCAGTGATCAGTTGATACAGAGTGCAGAGGCTATGCGGATAAAATTTCTGCGTTCGCATAAATTTTTACGCTTTTACGAGAAATTCTGATGTGGGTATAGACTTAATTCAAAATTTGTGATATAATGTAGTATACTGCATTAGCGTTGCGAATGCTGTCGAATACCTTATCCTATTTACAGCCTATAGTAGATAGGGTTTCTGTCAATTGGAGATAAGGTTTCTTTGGTTTCTATGGTTACTATTTTCAAGGAGGTCTACTATGCCTAATAAAGTTCCTTATCTGTGCGGAGGTATTTTCTTTGGTCTGCTGTTGCAGGCGAGAAAGAATCGCACGAAAGCGAGAGATAAACAGAAGGGTGGCAGTGATGGACTCTCCGATGCCGACGTTATGAAGGCGCTTGTCTATGTTGTTACAGGCAATGAAACCAAAGTGTCAGGCAAAACCTTTGCAAAAGCAACATCGCAATATAAAAGCTGCCAGATCAGTGATAACACTTACATTCCTTTTAAGGATGTAGTGACTATCGCTGCATTTGATAATGCAGTAAAGAATCACAGCGAAGAAGTTGAAATGCGAATATCGGACTTTGTTTTCACCTATATAAATGACAAAAAAAGAGAATGGCTCTCCAAAGCTTTATTTGAAGTGATAAAGCTTGATGAAACCATTCCGGATGATGAATTATTCGAGATATTTGAAAATCATTCTTTGCCCAAATCGGAGCTTATTAAAGAAGGATATATCGACCTTCCTCATTTCCTATTGAGTGTTCTACATTTTATTTTGACAAAGCGACCGGATAACGAACCCGGCATAGAAACGTTTGAGTCTTGGTTTACTCGTGCGAATCAGTATGCTGAATGGAAATTCAACAGTGATATAGGGTTAAACATAGTACAACGTATTGAATGTTCGATATCGAAATTTCCGATGGCTATTTTTGGGAAACCAAGTGATGGCAAAACAAAACGAATTGATTCACTTCCTGAATATACGCACTCCGGTGGATTTACAAGCCTTGTTTCTACATTAGTGAAAAACAAGGAGAATCCGTATGAAAGATATCTTGAAAAAACGAGAAAGTTTTATTCCAACATAAAAACACTTCTTTATTCTGAAAAGCCGCGCAACTTCTACGATTTTTATGTCTGTAATGACTTAAATGTGTATCGCAATACCGGTACTGGATTAAAGGCAGCAATAATGGATAATGAGGCATTATCTGATATGACAATCGACCAGATTGCTCTTTTGTCTAATTTTGCAATTATCAGCGGAACTGGTGGCATTGGCAAAACGATGATGATGAGACACTTGTTGTTGGATTCGATAGCACGTTTTGATACCTATGGAAAGTTGCCAGTTTTCATCGCACTTAAGAACTATAGCAGTGATTGTGATTTAAAAACCTTTATCTATCAATCCTTTAGGGCAATCGATATCAGCATTACGAAGGAAGAGATTTTTGATTTAATGGATGAAGGCAATTGTATAATCCTCCTTGATGGCCTTGACGAAATCGCAAGCGGGCTGCGTGATAAATTCGAGAAGGAACTGGAGCTTTTAACTATTAGCTGCCCGGAGAACGTATATGTGATTTCTTCGCGCCCAACCACACAGTTCCTTTCATACAAACGCTTTACTATATTCAGAATAAATGAGTTTACAAAAACACAGGCACTTTCACTTATTGATAAACTGGATTTCTATGATAAAGAAGCAAAGGCAAAGTTTAGAGCAGATTTGGACGGGCGTTTATTCCAAACGCATAAACAGTTCGCAAGTAATCCATTGCTCTTAACCATAATGCTGATGACGTATTCTGCTATAGGTGATATTCCTCGCAAGATGCACATTTTCTATGCAAAGGCGTTTGAGACTATGGCACGATTACACGATGCAACAAAAGGTGCATACGTGAGACCTTTGTATTGTGGTCTTGAACCAGAGGAATTTGCAAAATACTTTGCGGAATTTTGTGCCAGAACCTATCGTGATGAGGAACTTGAATTTACTTCTATCTCGTTCTGCGATTATATGGATAGAGTCCTAAAAAATAAAGATGAGAATTTGACATGCACAGCGTGGGATTTCCTGCTTGATCTTAAGGACAACCTTTGCATTATGTATGAAGAAGGAGATAAGTATTACTTCATCCATAGGTCGTTCCAGGAATACTTTGCTGCGGTGTTCTTCTCTTCACAAATGGACGACAAACTGCCCATAATTGCAGAACAGTTTAAGGATATGCGGCAAAAGAGCTATCATGACAAGACCTTTGACATGCTGTACGATATGATTCCGCATCGTATCGACCGCTATATCTTTGCGCCATACTTGCAGAAACTGTGGAATGAGTGTGATGAGAAGGATGGATATTGGACATTCCTTCAATATATGTATCCCACAATTTATAGCCACTGCGGTGATGTTGAGGAATGGTATGAAAATACACCCACAGATTACTTCTACGATTTCGTTGTGAATGAAAATCTTCTTCGTCAAAACGGGCGGCTTGATGACCTTGACTGGCCGACAAATGCGATACACTTTAAAAAGGATTTTGCAAGAATACAGGTCAAGGAGACTACCGTACACGGAGAAAGAGAAACATCAAAGGTTGTAGATACAAATTCGTATGAATTTGACTTCTTCCTCAAATCGATGGAAGAAGACTATGAGCCGGATTACTGTGGTGAGATGTGGGAAATCGAGGTTGACAGCATCCTCGCAGACATTCCTTTCTATCAACAGCTCATTGCTTATATGGAGAACGACGCGTTCCCCTTAAAGAAAGAATATAACCTTATGCGACAATACTCCGACAGACTATTCGCTCGGTTAAGTAAGCTGGAAGACCCGAACGATTGGTTTGCGAACTTTGTATGATAATTAATTGGAGGCAATAAAGATGCGTATCAGTTATAACAAACTCTGGAAAATGCTTATCGACAAAAATATGAATAAGCAGGATCTGAAAGAACTCAGTGGTGTAAGTGCCGCTTCTATTTCCAAACTCGGTAAAGGTGAAAACATCACCACCGACGTTCTTCTTAAAATTTGCGAGTCAATGCATTGTCATCTCGAAGATATTATGGAGACCGTGGACGACTAAAGTCCGGTTTATGGGACACATAGTGTGATAGTATATAATGGGTCGATGAAAATTGACAAAGTGAAGTTCGAGAAAAGAGGTGGCATTGCACTGTGACAAAGCAGGTAAAATCCAAAGAGCGTGTAGCGGAACACGGCGAGGTGTTTACAGCCGAGCGTGAAGTTGAAGCTATGTGCGATTTGGTAAAACAGGAAACAGAACGAATCGACAGCCGATTTTTAGAGCCTGCGTGTGGTGACGGTAATTTCTTGTCCGTTATCCTCAAACGCAAGTTAGATATAGTAACAAAGAAATACAGACGAAGTGCATACGATTGGGAGAGAAACTCTCTCCTTGCCCTGGGAAGTATGTACGGTGTAGACATTATGCTTGATAATGTCCTCGCTTGCCAGGATCGTTTGTTTGAAATTTGGAATAAAGAATACAAGAAGGTTTGCAAAAAGGAATGCAATGACCAAACAAGAGAATCCGCAAGATTTATCCTTCGTTTGAACATCGTATGCGGAAATGCATTAACTCTTCTTTGTGTTGACGGAGAGGGACACGAACTGAATGTTCCTATCATCTTCTCTGAATGGACATTCCCGTTCAACGATGCGAGGATGCAACGCAAAGACTACACCTTTGCTGAACTTCTCGCAACGGAAGAGAAACCGAAAAGAAAGAAAAAGGATGAACAGCTTGTTCTCTTTGACCCCGAAGAGGAAGAGCCGGACGATGAAGGAAAATTCCTACAGCAATACATCGCACACTACAGACGAATTAGTGAAGACGATACCAGATGGAGAGAAGCCTATCTCCATTTACCAATAACTGAGGAGGACTTGAAAAATGTCTAATGGTCTTTTTGATAATGTATATAACCCGGATGTACTATCTTGTTTAGCAAACCTCTCTAACGATGAGGTGTTTACACCTCCCGAAATAGTGAACCAAATGCTTGATTCACTACCGCAGGAATTATTCCGCAATCCTGATACAAAATTCCTTGATCCTGCTTGTAAGACTGGTGTTTTTCTTCGAGAAATTGCAAAACGTTTGATTATTGGACTTGAGCCACAGTTTCCTGACTTACAGGAGCGCCTTGACCACATCTTCCACAACCAACTTTATGGCATTGCAATTACGGAGTTAACAAGCCTTCTCTCTCGCCGCGGTGTGTATTGTTCTAAATACCCAAACAGCGAATTTTCTGTAACATTATTTGATGATGCGCAAGGAAATGTTCGATTCAAAAAGCTCAAACATACCTGGAACAATGGCAACTGTGTTTTTTGTGGTGCAAATCAAAAAGAGTATGATAGAGCTGATGACTTAGAGAGTCACGCATACGAGCTTATTCATATGTCTAAACCAGAGGAGATATTTAAAATGAAATTCGATGTTATCATTAGTAATCCGCCATATCAGTTAAGTGATGGTGGTCATGGTGCAAGTGCAATGCCAATATATCAAAAATTTATTCGTCAAGCAAAGAAACTTTCTCCACGCTATTTGACAATGATTGTTCCTTCACGATGGTTTACAGGCGGACGAGGATTGGATGATTTCCGTGACGAAATGCTCCACGATAGACGTATAAGAGTTATTCACGATTATCCCGATGCATCAATGTGTTTCCCTGGTGTTGAGATAAAGGGCGGTGTCAGCTATTTCCTTTGGGATAGAGATAACGAGGGCAGCTGTAAAGTATCCACACATTATCCCGATAACTCCGTTCTCGAATCTGAACGAGAACTGCTCGAAAAAGATATGAATATCTTTATTCGCGACAGTAGACAAATAGAAATTCTTCACAAAGTGCAAGCAAAGGAAGAGAAGCTCTTTGGAGAAATTATGAGTGCGAACGATCCGTTTGGTTACGATGTTCGTGTAGAGAACAGTTACGTTAGGGTTCGCCCAACATACTCCCTGGAGCCGTTTGAGGGTTCTTGTGAGTTCTATTATTTCGGTTGGCGAGATAAGGGTGTTGGATATACAAAAAGAGATACTGTTCGCAAGGGTGAAGAATATATCGACAAATATAAGGTGTTTGTTCCAAGGGCATGGGGTGTTGGTAACGTAAACAAAGACAAGGTGAATCCTTTTATTGGTAAGCCAAATTCTGTGTGTACGGAAACATATACTGCAATTGGGCCCTTTGATACCCTCGAAGAAGCTGAAAATGTTATGAGTTATGTTAATACGAAGTTCTTCCATTTCCTTGTATCTATTGTGAAAATAACACAAGCTGCTGCCAAGCATGTATATAAGTTAGTGCCTATGCAAGACTTTAGTAAACCGTGGACAGATGCCGAACTGTACGATAAATATGGATTCACCAAGGAAGAAGTTGCATTTATTGAGGCATCTGTATGGGCAGAAAAAATGCGGGAGGAGATATAAATGGCTAATTTTGATTTTTTCGCACAACGTCCCTCTGTAACTCCGACCATTTATGTATATAACCTTCCTCAAGTAACTACGCATAACGGGTTCGTGAAGGTGGGATATACCGACCGTGATGCTGAAACTCGTATTAACGAGCAGATGCATACAAGTGGTCTTAAGGCAAATATCTTGTACACCGAATCTGCTATGTGTTCAGATGGATCTATCTTTACAGATAAAGATGTTCATAGAATCCTGCGCAGAAAAGGGTTCAAGCAGATGAACGAGGGCGAAGACCACAACGAATGGTACAACTGCACTGTTAACGATGTTAAGGCAGCTATTGTAGAACTTAAGACGGGTATCATTACCGAATCAAGTCGCACTGCAACATTCAAGATGCGTCCCGAACAGCACAAAGCGGTTCAGCGCACAATGGAGTATTTTGCTTACGCAGCAAAAGAAGAACCGGATAGAGCGCCTAAGTTTCTTTGGAATGCAAAGATGCGTTTTGGCAAGACCTTCGCATCTTATCAGCTTGCAAAGAAAATGGGATTTTCTCGCATACTTGTTTTGACCTTCAAGCCGGCTGTTGAGTCTGCTTGGCGTGAGGATCTTATGACCCATGTGGACTTTGATGGTTGGCAGTTTATCTCCAACAAAGATGCTGCCGGAGACCACGTAAACATTGATATCGAATATGCTCACGCTGATAAATCCAAACCCATCGTTGTGTTTGGTTCGTTCCAGGATTTGCTTGGCACTAATGATGCAGGTGGTATCAAAGCAAAGAACGAATTCATCCATGCGGATAATTGGGACCTCGTTATTTTTGATGAGTACCACTTTGGTGCGTGGCGCGAAAATGCAAAGAAGCTGTTCGAGAATCCCGATGAAGAAGAAGCAGCGGATTTCGATGCCGAGAAGTACGGATTGGAGGAAGCAGGCAACGCCTACAATGAAACCTTCCTTCCCATTACCACAGGACATTATTTGTTCCTCTCCGGCACACCGTTCCGTGCTATTAACAGCGGTGAGTTTATCGAAGACCAAATTTACAACTGGACATATTCCGACGAGCAAAGAGCCAAGGAAAACTGGATTGGCTCCGGCAACCCTTATCTCGCTTTGCCTCGTATGGTTATGCTTACTTATCGTATCCCCGACAGCATTCGACAGATTGCAATGCAGGGTGAATTTAACGAGTTTGACCTCAATGTGTTCTTCTCTGCAAAAGGTAAGGGCGAAGAAGCTAAATTCGTATATGAAAACGAGGTTCAGAAATGGCTTGACCTTATCCGTGGTTCCTATCTTCCTTCCAATATTGACGATATGAAATTGGGACAGGACAAGCGTCCTCCTATGCCGTACTCTGATACTCGACTTCTCAATGTACTCTCTCATACCTTGTGGTTCTTGCCGAATGTTGCATCCTGCCAGGCTATGTATAACCTTATGATGCAAAAGCAGAACGCTTGGTTTAATGAACGCTATGTCATTAATGTTTGTGCCGGCACCAAAGCGGGCATTGGTCTTGATGCTCTTGCTCCCGTGCAGCGTTCTATGGGTGATCCTCTTAAGACACAGACCATTACGCTCTCTTGCGGTAAACTTACCACTGGTGTTACCGTTAAGCCTTGGACGGGTGTATTTATGCTGCGTAATTTGAAGTCTCCCGAAACTTACTTCCAGACCGCATTCCGTGTACAGTCTCCGTGGGAGATCACCGATGAAGGCGGAAATAGACAGATTATGAAACAAGAGTGCTATGTCTTTGACTTTGCTCTTGACCGTGCTCTTCGCCAAATTTCCGACTATAGCTGTCGTTTGGATGTTAACGAAGCTAACCCTGAAAAGAAGGTAGCCGAGTTTATCAACTTCCTGCCTGTTCTTGCTTATGACGGTAGTACAATGCGTCAAATCAGCGCCCAGGATGTTCTTGACATTGCGATGGCGGGCACTTCCGCAACTCTTCTCGCAAAGAGATGGGAGTCTGCATTACTCGTTAATGTTGATAACGACACCCTTACTCGTCTTATGGCAAGTAAAGAAGCTATGGATGCTTTGATGAGTATTGAAGGCTTCCGTTCCTTGAACCAGGATATCCAGACCATCATCAACAAGTCTGAAGCTGTTAAGAAGGCGAAAAAGGAAGGCGGAGAAAAGACTCCGAAGGAAAAGAAGGAACTCTCCGACGAAGAAAAAGAATACAAATCTATGCGTAAGAAGATCCAAGAGAAGCTCATTAAGTTTGCTACTCGTGTGCCGGTATTTATGTACCTCACCGATTATCGTGAGCGTTCCCTCAAGGATGTTATTACGCAGCTTGAACCTGGTCTTTTCAAGAAGGTTACAGGTCTTGATGTTAAGGACTTCGAGCTTCTTTGCTCGTTGGGCGTTTTCAATGCCAACCTTATGAACGATGCTATCTTTAAGTTCAAGCGTTACGAGGATTCCAGCCTCTCTTATACTGGAATTGATAAACACGAAGGCAAAGATATCGGTGGTTGGGATACTGTTATTAAACGTGCCGAGTATGACCAGCTCTTCTATAATCAACAAGCAACGATGGAAGCACCTGTTATTTTTGAGGTTCCGGCTGTTGAGGACATTCCTGTTCCTGCAAAGAAGACCGTTGTTTCTACTCCTTCGCATACAACACCTATCTCCACTACAAAACCGAAAACGATTACTCCTTCGGTTACAGCACAGTATGGTGTAAAACCCGCCACACAGGCTACTGCAGAAAAGAAGGAAGAAGCCTTTGTTGCTCCCGACGTTCAGGATGGCTCTGTTGTGGTTCATAAGACCTTTGGTGAAGGCACCGTTACCAAGATTGATAAGGCACAGAAGCACATCCGTGTTACCTTTGCCGTTGGTGAAAAAACCTTTATTTTCCCGGATGCCTTTAAGATGGGCTTCCTTAAGATGAAGGGAGAGTAATAAATGCAAGAAATTTTTAGTAATACAACTCTAACTGTTAATCAGCTTATTGAGAAAATCGACACGGGCGAACTTGGTTTGCCTGAACTTCAGCGTCCTTTCATTTGGAAGGACTCTAAAGTTCGTGACCTTTTTGATTCAATGATGAGAGGATACCCCATAGGATACCTTATGCTATGGGAGTGTCCAGCTCTTGATAAAAAGAAATCCATCGGTGTTGATGCTCACAGTTACGATTCACCGAAAGAGGTAATCATTGATGGTCAGCAGCGTTTGACCTCACTTTATGCCGTTATGAAGGGCAAAAAGGTAATCAACGCAAAGTTTGATGAGAAGAGCATCATCATTTCCTATTGTCCGTTACAGGATAAATTTGAGGTTGGCTATCAGGCAACCAAGAATGACCCCGAATGGATCTACAATATCAGTGATCTTTTCACTTCGACAAACACCTTCAAATTTATCGGTGATTTTATTTCCCGTTTGAGTGATTACAGAGTATCCAAAGGTTCTACACTCACCGATGAGGAGCAAGGTTTGATTGCTGAACGCATCAATGGCGTAGTAAATCTTAAAAGCCACACGCTTCCGGTATTTGATATCAAGTCAAATGCCGAGGAGGAAGATGTATCAGAGATTTTTGTACGTGTAAACTCCGGCGGTGTTTCTTTGAAACAGAATGACTTTATCCTTACGCTTTTATCTTTGTATTGGGATGAAGGTCGCCGTGAGATTGAGCAGTTTAGCCAGGAGTCTACATTCCCCACAAAGGGCAAAACGACCTCTTATAATCAGCTTACAACTATCACGGCACAGGATGTAGTTCGTGTTGTTATGGCATACGCTTTTGACAGAGCACGTTTGAAATACGGATATAAACTTCTTCGTGGTGCTGACTTTGATAAGAAGGGTGCTGTGGATGACAATCTCCGTATTCAGCGTTTTGACACCCTTAAAGAAAAATTGCCCGATGTTCTCGATGTACATAGTTGGCACGAGTTCATCAAGGCAATTATGAATGCGGGTTATTTGTCTGGCGACCTCATTCTCTCTGGCAATGCCATATTCTTCTCGTATGCATTGTATTTGATTGCAAAGCACCGTTTCAATGCATCCTACAATGAGAATATGCATTTGACCTCGCTGTGGTTCTTCTATGCTTCGCTGATTTCTCTGTACACAGGTTCCTTTGAATCTACCGTGGAGAACCATCTGAACATTATCAAGAATTTCACAACATTGGAAGAGTATAAAGATTTCATACTGTCCAGGGTAAATGAACGCTTGACGAATGACTACTTTGACATCACTCTTGTTGGTTCTGAAGGACTTGCGGTTTCGGGTCGCGGTAATAATGCCTGGAATGCTTATGTGGCATCACTTAACATTATGGATGCGAAGATTCTCTTCTCAAAGAGCAATTTGCTGGCTTCCAAGCTGTTTGAACCTGGCACGGACGGTAACCGCAAATCTCTTGAAAAGCACCATCTTTTCCCGAAGGCATATTTAAAGTCCCAGGGATACACCGATGCGAAAATCAATCAAATGGCAAACTATGCCTTTATTGATTGGAAGGATAATATGGACATCCTTGATGATGCTCCTTCGGTTTACTATCCAATTGTTTGTGCCGGAATGACAGATGAGCAGATTCGCGCTATGGAAGAAGAGAACGCACTTCCGTACGGCTGGGAAAATATGTCCTATGAGGATTTCCTCGTAGAGAGAAGAAAACTAATGGCTTCAAAAATCAAAGCTGCATTTGAGATTTTGAAGAAAAATGCGCTGTAAGTCCGTTTTATGGGACACTAACCATGTTATTATTTAGGTAGTGATATCCTAAATTGCCAAAGTGAAGTTAGAATTATTTGCAGTAAGGTGTGAATGTATGGAAATATTTATAGTTCTTCTGATTGTGGTTCTGTTCTTCGTTGTAGTGTTTGCCATTACTACTGAAAAAAGAAACAAGGTTTTCCAAGAGAATATTGAACGCAGACAGAAGTTTTTGGAGACCATTGGCCCCAATGCCCGTGCCATCGTCAACAACGGACAACACTTCTTTTTCATTGATGACACACGCCGCATCTTTGGTCTGGATGAAACCGGAAAAGTATATAGCTATGAGGGGTTACACTCCGTAGGTACCTTCCGTGATTGCATTACCTTTATGCACCAGGATTCGGTTAGTCTGTCTGTTGGCAAAAGTCCTATGGTCGAAGGCTCCTTGCCGCTTGATACGGCATCCGTAACAGCCATAGCAAACGTTATGTTACCGATTCTGCATAAAAAACTTCACAACGAGCTGGCGGTTCACGCAATCACCCCAACTTATGAGTATGAACACGAGGGTGTGTTTTGGGGATGCGATATGCAGAGCAAATTCTTTTACTCTACATTTGGCTGCATACAGATATACCCATTTTCCGCCCTCAACCGAATTACTGTTGAGGATATGACAAACAATTCGTTATACGATGGCAGTTATATTATTCGTCTATATATCAAGTCAGAGGTGTTTGACGACGATGACCAATTTGACTTAACCTTTCACGCAATGGACGCAAAATTCAACAGTATGTTGACTATGTTCAAAGAAATTAGAAAACGAAGAAGATTTTAACTTTCGCAAAACTTGAGAAAGGAGTATTACGATGGGATTTTTCGATGATATTTTCGGTCAACCATTCGGCGGAATGTTTGATGTAAACGGTGATGGCAAAACTGACCTGGGCGAAGAATGGCTCGGCTATATGGTTATCAACGAGTGCATGAAGGAAGAAAAAGAGAATTCCAACGACTACTCCTTCTCCGGCGGTAGCGGTCTTCTGTATGATTCTTTGGAAGATGATACCCTTGATGAATTTGTCGATGATGAGGCATCTTCAGTTCACGATTGGAGACTTTACTGCGAAGATGGTTCTGATTATGGGATAGACCCCGATGACTACGATACCGAAGAAGAATATTTAGAAGCACTTGAAGAAGCCAAGTTGGCGTATGATGACTTGCAGGATGAGGTTTATTCATCTCAAGCTTCGGTTGCCTCGATTCCGTTGAAACTGACATTTGAAATTACATATCCTGGCAAAGAGCAACTTGAGGCTATTAACGAGGCAGATTTCCTCAACAAGCGGTCATATAGGGCAGCTTATGGACTATGTGAATTGGAACACGGCAATCCCTACATTCCTTCCGAATCATCACCGGAGGCTGAAGCAGAGCGCTTTAACTTCATACTATCCGGCAGTTGCATAGCTGCGAAATACTTAACCACATTTGATGGCTTTTTGTATGCACAAGCTATTAAAGAGAACTTTAATCTGCCGATTACGTTCGAGGATGAAGATGAGGAGTCAACGGTTTGGTTCCCGGAAGTCTTTATGGAATTAGCAGAAGAAGATCCCAAACTGGCGGTTGATGTATGGTCGTGGTGTATCAAGGAATTTGGACCCTATCAAAAGTACATGAAAAATGGCCGAATTCTTTATAACCACCTTCTTTCGGATGTGGATGAGTATCCGCCCGAATTTAGAGAATATGCTGCCGAAAAACTTATAAACGATATTGATTTCTGCAGAGGTCTTTTAAGCCAAAATCCCGAAATGCCCTGTGGTATCGTTTCGTTTATAACTGCGGCTCTTTCAGCCGGTAAGACAAAAGAGGCGCAGGTTATTTTCACTGCGGTTATTTTAAATCCTGTGCTAAAGAGCAAGGATGTAGAAAATTTCATCAACTACATTATTTCGGATTGTTCCAATTGGGAAGAACTCGAAACAATGGAGAATTTCAAACATTACATCATTCCAATTGTAAGGAAAATGAACGATAAACGCATCCAGCGTGTGTTGCCGAAGATGCTTGAGGAAATTGACCATTATATTCGTTCTGTGGAGTCTTCGGAAGAAAAGTATCAGTACACTCGACGTTTTTCTTGGAGAACAAAGTATACAAATAGCGAATATGATGTAGATCCCTTGGATTATGAAACCGAGGATGAATATAACAAAGCGGTACTTGAGGAAAAGTATCGATGGCGCAGATGGCACAGTGATGCCAAACGATACGGCCTTGATGTAAATGCATATGAGACGGAGGCTGAATATTCCGAAGCTCTTGCTCAAAAGAGGGCCGAAGAACAAGAAGCTCGTCGAAAAGAACAAGAGGATCGTCGCCGTGAACGGGCAAGCATTAGTACTGACCCTTTAGCAGAAACCGATAAAACAGTATATAATTTCTGTTCTGTTTTCTTCCAGTCTACAAGGCAGCCATACAGCTATCTTACCGGTGACCTCGACATCAAAATCGGAGATAAAGTTCTTGTCCCTGTTGGAAGTGATGGAAAAGAAGTTGTAGCAACAGTTGTTTCGACTTCACAACACATGCGTATAACCGCTCCGTATCCCGTAGATAAAGCACGTAAGGTAATTAAAAAAATAGAGGATTAAAATCAAGGAGGTGTGTATATGAAACGAGGAGGAAAAATAGCATTACTATGTTTCTTTTTGCCTTGTGAAATCTTCTTTGTTATATGCACCATTCCTGCATTGTTTATTTTTCTGCCTGTTGGCATTGTAGGTGTTGTGGTTTCAGTGTTTTTTGGAATAGTGGTTACCTCTATCATTCAATCACTGAAGGGCAAGAAACCGATTATGAATCTGTTCCGTGAGGGACAGAAAACTTGCAAGAAATGCGGCACGACCTTTGAAAAGGCAAAATTCTTTAGCTGTCCACATTGTGCAGAGGAAAAACGAAAAAATCAGCCGCCACCTCCTACATATGAGGAGATGCGAGCTGCCAGATTAGCAAGGAAAGCTCGTAAAAACGCCTTTTGGGACTTTGTCGGTGCTATTGGCGTGATTGGTGAATTAAGCGAAATGAATGATCCACCGCCACAAAAAAGAAACAGCGTACTCAACAGCACCGATTATGACCACGGTTCTCTGCATTCTGAAGAGGGACACGAAACCGAGGACGGTTACTGTATGGAGTGCGATATGAATGTGGAGGATATCCTGGAATGAAAAAGAAACTTACTATAGTTATTCCTTGCGTAATAGTTGTTCTCATTGCTGTCTTTGGAATTCTGTTTATGAACGGCAAAGATATATCCATAGGAAGATGCCTAATTGCTGATAACGGATCTGTTCTTTGGATTGACGAAGGTGGAAACCCTGTAGTTCTTAATGACAGGACGGCATTCGGCCTCCCTCAAGACTTATCTTCTGGAGATAAAATATGGCTTATTCACGCTAATGCGATAGCTGAATCCTATCCGGGGCAGGTTACTGTCTACCTTTGCGTAAAAACTGCCGATGGGAGCAATGCGGATATTCCACAATCTACATTAGCATCGCTTGCTGAAATTGGATGGATTGGTTTCGATGAGAGTGTTTCAAATATAGGCGGATCTGACCAGCCTTCTGATGTTATAACTGAGGAAAGCCTCCTTATCTCCTCAGATGAATACTATGATTTTCTAAAAACGACAGCAGAGAGTGCTGTGACAGATTCGTGCTTTACTAAGTATAGCATTGGAGTCGGTGAGTACCCATACTATGAAATGGTGTTTGTTATATCAGAACAAGTCGATGATGCCACTTTTTACGCGACTGCCGAGAGCGTTGCAAAAAGCATATATAATTCGTTGAGCGAAAAAGAGTATACTGCACCACCAATATATAAATATTCCTACAATAATATTTCTATCGAGTTTTACACAGAGGTGAACCGCAACAAAGGAGCCAATTGCACATATCAGTTTGTAATCGATGAGATAGATACAAACAAGAATTTTAATGACAATGTCAGTGTTCTAACACAAAATAAGGACAAGTAATTAGACGATATTATGAGTAAATACAGAGAGGTAAAATGTCCTCGCTGCGGACATCAATTTGTATGGATGGTAGCACCGCACGGAAACAGCTATTATTTATACCGAAGAATCGGTGTTGACGAGGAGTTATTCAGTACCCCTTGTCCCAAGTGCAGCCTTGAGATGGTTATACCGGACGATGTCTCTTTGGGTATTGATATAGAAGATGAGCTCGTTGAATTAAGAGGCAGCGTAAGAGGAATTTGACTGTTTCGGAGGAATCAAAACAAGATGGAACTAAAAACGGAGCGTCTTATTATCCGCAAAACAACCAGTGAGAAAACAAAACAAATTAACACTGAAAATGATGGAGCCTCTGTAGACCAATTTCTTGGTACGCTCTCAACGGAAGATATAGCCGTTATTTTTCAAGACAAGGATGCTGTGTCTGCTCTTATTACCCGTTTCAGCGACAGTATCGGTAACGGAGATAGTGAAATCTACGGTGCTTGGGAAGGAGAAAGACTTATTGGATTTATTTCTCTTGTCAATGCTGAATCCGGCACACCCGAACTACAGATAGAAATTGACCCACTGTTTCAAGGTAAGGGATATGGATTTGAATTCCTCCGTACATTATTAGAGTGGATATTTGAAACAAGAGATTTTCAGTACATTAGGTACACGGTATTGCCGAATAACAAGGCAAGTATTTCATTGGTAGATAAAATCGGTGGATTACTGCAAGAACCAAAGAGTGAGGCTGAGAGATTACTTATTCGCACCTACCATATAACCAAAACATAACAATCAAGAAAGGAGATGCCGAAATGAACCAGAAAAAGCTGATGATTCACGAATTTGCAAAGAAATATTTTGACTTGTATCGTAGCCCTAAAACTACAAATTTCCAAGTGGAAGAAGGTTTCGCTGAAGAATGCTTTGCTCTTGAATTCAAGATGGATAGCGGTGACTCCTTCTGTGCAAAGTATCCCAAGGCGTTTAATAACGTTGACGAACTTGACAAAATAATCGAGGAAATTGATGATCCGTATTTTCTTGGAACGGCTATATTATCTCAATGGAGATACATAACTCATTGGTCATATTGTTCCCATCCGTTGGATAGTGAGTTCCGTCCGTGGTTTATAACCGCATTGGGAAGATTGGTGGCGATCACTTCTGAAGCCGGCGTTCCTCCCTATATCTTCTACGGCAACATAAAGAAGATACGAATCAATTCCAATTGCATTGCATATGGTCTGCTGCCAAGAGCAGGATTTGAGGTTGAACAGCACGTTACCGTGACGGATGACGGTCGTGTTTGGATTACCCGATACGCTTTTGCAGAAGACTTAAATTACGCTAAACTGAACAAAACGGAACAAAAGCAGTTCAAGATCGATGCAGATAAAGCGAAATTCCTGTTAGATAAATACACCAAGTATTTCAGAGATGAATATGAAATTGCGTTTGCCACCGATGTTGGCGACTTTGAAATGCAAATTACAGACGATCAGGGCAAAAAGGCGGTATTCATCGGCCCCTTGATTTGTGATTTTGAGGTGGATGGATATAACCTATCCCAACTGCTCCGTGATACGCTGGATGATCAAACGCTGTTTGCCTTCGATAATAACGAATTCGAGCGTATCGAGCGCATAACCATAGACCACGAGCATAAAAAAACCATTGTGGCTGCGGATGGTCAGATTGTCACTTGGAATCCAACCGATCACATTGTTATAGACAGAGAGACAGAAACAATCGAGTACACATACAGAATCGGCTCTGAATGTGATGTGACAAGAAAATACCATGTGGCACAAGGAGTATCAAACTTCTTGGATGAGCTTGATTACCAAGACCTATTCATCAAGTTTGAAGAAAAAGATACCGATGTTATCGTCCCTGAAAACGAAGAAGCAACATACACCGCAACGGTTGAATTTCACCGTAGTCCATCACGATTGATATCCGGCAGCTACGACAAGCAAGGACTCCCGGTTGATTGGCCAGAATTTATTGAAAACCTTTATAACTTTATGTCTTTCTATGGCTTCGGTGAAATGTTTGATGAATCGCATTACGGCAGAACCTATCGCAAGAACGGTGATTATATCTTCTTGTCTGTTCGTTTCGGTGATTACGGAAAAACCTATTACTACCTCACAGAAGATAGTAACATTGAGGTTGGCAATCAAGTGGTTGTTCCCGTTGGCAACGATGGTACAGAACGCATTGTTGAGGTTGTGAAAATTCAGTATTTCGCACCGGAAGAAGTACCGATGCCTATTGAAAAAGTAAAAAGTATAATCGGCAAATTCACACAGCCCCAACCCAACGAGGATGGATACAAAATGTTCTACTGCCCAATGTGTGAAAAAGAAATCAGCGAAGATGACTGCTTCGATATTCTGTACGACCCAATTACCAAGGAAATTCCCGGTGTTATTACCGAGGATGAGATGGAAGCAAAACAAAATATTTGCGAAAGGTGTAAATACCACGATGCATAAGAAATTATCTACAGAGGAAGTTATCCGCCTCAATCAAAAGAAAATCGATAAAGTTCTCCGGCAAAACGGCGTAGATCCTGACTCTGTCCCTCCGTTAGAAGGAACATCAGAGGAACGAAGCAAAAAAAGAACGCAGGAAATCTTTGCAAATAACAACAAGAGAATTAATAGGATAATGAGAAAATACAGATAATTTTTTTGACATTTTGGAGGAAACTATGCGACGTTATTATGGTGAAGAATACGGTTCATTGAGCCGTAAGAAAGCCGGCAATCCAAAGCTAAATACATTGGACGATTTATATGCTCTTTTGAGAAATTGCTGGTGCAAAGAGTCTGCCTATCCTTCTTGCCAGGTTGAGTGGGTTCCAAACGATCCATCCTACGGTCAGTGTGCTATAACAGCTATGCTTGTTTATGATATGTTCGGCGGCACCATTCACAGAATTCGTGTTGATGGTGGCGGAACACACTACTTCAATAAGATTGATGGTCACTATATCGACCTAACTATTGAGCAGTTCGATTTATACAATATCCCCGTTTCTTATGAGCCTAACGAGCAAATGGATAGAAGGTACTGCGGCAAGAATCCCGATACGCAGAAAAGATACGAATTGCTACTAAAGCGTATAACCGAATATCTCAAATAAGGAGTGTTTTATATGAACAATTACGAAGCAATAATAAAGATGACCAAGGAGCAATTATCGGCGTTTCTGGACGATGTCTATTGTGCAGGTCTCAATAACGGACAGTATGCTGCTCGTCAACCTGGCGGGGACGACAAAATTCTTGATGATAATCCCTTTGACACAAAGTGGCTTGAAGCTGAAGCTGAACCAGCAACGCTCGGGATGGAGTGTGAGGATGGTGATGCTTATATGCTCGATGCCCTTACTGCATCCATCTTGCGTAATGCTGAAATTAATGCAACTCAAACTGTTACAGAAACAGATACAAAAAAGACGATCAACATTGTGATGACTAAAAAGGATTAAAGGTTATCTAATCAGCATTCAGTGAAAGGACGGAAGCGTAATGGCTGAACGCACATACCTTTGCATCGACCTCAAGTCATTTTACGCTTCGGTCGAATGCATGGAGCGCGGTCTCGATCCAATGACTACAAACCTTGTGGTTGCGGATTTGAGCCGAACAGAAAAAACAATATGCCTTGCGGTTACGCCATCACTGAAATCGTATGGTGTTTCCGGCAGAGCAAGGCTATTTGAAGTCGTACAACGAGTAAAAGAAGTAAACGCAGAACGTTTGAGGAAAGCTCCGGGGCGAAAGTTCACGGGGCAATCTTCGCATAATCCAGATTTGCAGAGCAACCCCTCCCTTGAACTTGATTATATCGTTGCACCACCGCAGATGGCGTTGTATATGGAACGCAGCACCGAAATCTACAAGGTGTATCTCAAATATATCGCTCCAGAGGATATTCATGTATATTCCATTGATGAGGTGTTCATCGATATTACCCACTACCTCTCCAGCTACAAAGGCACCGCACACGACTTCGCTATGATGCTTATCAAGGATGTCCTAACAACGACCGGCATTACCGCAACAGCGGGAATCGGAACAAATATGTATCTTGCAAAGGTTGCAATGGATATCACCGCAAAGCACATCCCCGCAGATAAAGATGGTGTTCGTATCGCAGAACTTGATGAAATGTCATATCGAGAGAAATTGTGGTCTCACAAGCCGCTGACGGACTTCTGGCGGGTTGGAAAAGGATACGCGACTAAACTTGAGGCTAACGGAATGTACACGATGGGCGATGTTGCACGTTGCTCTGTGCATAATGAGGATTTGCTATATAAGCTCTTCGGTGTAAACGCAGAACTCCTCATCGACCACGCTTGGGGTTGGGAACCTTGTACCATCGCAGAGGTTAAGGCATACAAACCAAGCACCAATAGCCTAAGTTCAGGGCAGATTCTCCAATGCCCCTATGCGTTTGATAAAGCCAAACTCGTAACCCGTGAAATGACGGAACTGCTTGTGTTGGATCTTGTCGAGAAGGAACTTGTGACCAATCAAATGGTGCTGACCATAGGTTATGATATAGAGAACCTCACAGACCCAAAAATCAGTGCAAAATACAATGGTCCAGTTACCACTGACCATTACGGTCGTAAAGTGCCAAAACACGCCCACGGAACGGCTAATCTTGAAAGACAGACCTCATCTACTCGTCTTATAGTTGATGCCGTTATGGAGCTTTTTGACCGCATTGTGGATAAGAATTTACTTGTCCGCCGTATCACGCTTGCTGCGTGTAAGCTGATACCGGGGGCTGAAGTCAAAAATACAGAACAGGCTGAACAATTAACATTGTTCACGGACTACGAAGAGCTGGAACCTAAACGTAAAGAAGAGGAAGAGGCACTTGCTCGTGAAAAGAAAATGCAACGGGCAATGCTTGATATAAAAAAGAAATTCGGAAAGAATGCAATCCTTAAAGGTATGAACCTTGAGGAAGGGGCAACAGCCAAAGACCGCAATTCCCAGATTGGCGGTCATAAGGCGTGAAAAATAGGACGATATGCATTATATAAACTTTTATTTTAAGAAAATTGTATATGATGAAGAAACAATTATAGGAGAATTCATATCCAGGGATGACGATATAATTTGCTCTTTTTCGTATAACCGCAAAACACGTCAATGTGATATATGGGATAACAACAAACCTATTGAAGAGATAATTCCTCTTCCAGTTTATTGGCTTGAATTGAAACTTGAAGAAAAAGGGTATCTTAACGAGAATGAGTCAAAAATCAGCTATTAATAGTCGAGGAGGTGCAGGAATGAAAAAATCGGCAATTGTGCGATTTGTAGGCGATTCTGAATATTACCGATTTTCCTGCGCCCGCTCGGACTACAAGTATTGCAGGGACTGTACGAGAAAAGAACGCTGTAAGCAAGTGCCAAAATATCAGTTCATAAATGGAAACCTATACAATGCTTATTTCTTGGAATACTGGCAAGGAGAACGTGATAGCCTTCATGTCAAAGGCGAAGACGGAAAAATAGATGATTTTAATCCGTTTGATGACTTTGAAGTTGTATCTGATGAAGACGGAGTGCTGAACAAGTATGAGGCTGTTGTTAAGTGTATTGTTCATGATTATGACAACGACATACTTGAGCTGAAATACGGAAAAACATATAAAGTCCTTGGGTACGACAAGGAAGGTTTACTTCTTGTTATGGATGAGAGCAGCGATTGCTACTTCTATCACAAACGATGTTTTGAAATTATGGAAGACCCGAACCGCATTTTAGTTCCGGCTGTTAGTACCCATATATATGACTGGGAGCATACACATATCGATTCGCTTACTGTGTTAGATAAAAATTAAGGAGGCAGTGATGATGAATAGCTACGATGATATAATTAACCTTCCTCATCACGTATCTACCAAAAGACCCCAAATGAGTCGAATAGACCGTGCAGCGCAGTTCGCACCGTTTGCTGCTCTCACTGGCCACGATGAAGCAATAAAAGAAACCGCACGGCTTACGGACGAGCGTATTGAATTGGACGAAAGCACCTTGGCTATTCTTAATGATAAAATTCAAATCATCCTCGATAACCTTGATATAGCGCCGGAAGTTACGGTAACCTATTTTAAGCCAGATAATAAAAAATCCGGTGGAGCCTATATAGACCACGCCGGAGTAGTAAAGAGAATCGATGATTTTGAGAAAACTGTTATTTTCACAGACAAGGTAATTATTCCAATTGAGGATATTCTCGATATCCAAGGAACAGTTTTTTCCTCCTTTTTTGATTAAAGAATACGACAAAAGCTGTCCTAACACATTATATTTTCTGTTGGTATAATTAAAGCATCACAACAGAAAAGGAGCACAGATATGAAAAAGATTGACAGAATAACTGATTATGTTTCAGATTTGTTTGATCGCTATTGTATGCACTCTTTTGGTTTCTTTAGCGACTATGATGAGGATACCGACTCAACGGTCGATGTACCCTTGTTCCGTACTGGCAAGGTGGATGATGAAACCCTGAAAAAAATAAGCGTACATTTCGGTATTACAACAGAAGAAATCAAGAATACCGATGAAAGCGCTGCTACAAGGTATTGGGACAAATATCCATTCTTTTCCTTGTATCATCAGTATAGACACCTTTGGGGATGGAATCAGCAGTATAAGGACCCCGAACCCACGGCTGCCGAGTATTTACTGAATGCGATTTTTGGTGATAACAAGGGTATCCCAGTTAGAATTAGATATAACTTAGCCTCTGTTAAGGAACGCCTTATTCAACAACTCAAGGAGTATGATAAGCTGTTTCCTGGCACGTACCACGAGGGTGCAGAAATTACCGACCTTAAGATTGCAACCCAAACGATTTTCTCATTCCCGCAATGCCCGGATATGTTACGTTCTTTTATTGATATGGTTAATCGTCTTAAAGAACTGTTTTTCAAAGCTATCGATCAGGATTTATGTGAGAATGAGGCAAATGAGCTTAATTTCCTCGCCACTTGGCTTATTGCTAAAGACAGAGTAGATACCACCACTATTGTCACATACGATAACGTCCTGCGATTTAGAGAAATCTACCGCCAAGAAAATCTTGAAAGCTTCTATGACTATGTAGTTATACGAGCACCTTTCTTTGATTCTTGCCCTTGGAGATGCCAGGAGTTTTTTGATGACATTTCCCTTGTTCAGGAGTATGTGGATGTGTATCCCTTGGCAAAGTCCAAGATGCGTCAGTTTGGCATGGAGCTGACCAAGTTTTCTTGCGACTTCCAATGGTCAGATGCTAAACCGGTTACATTCTCTGACGAGGAAGAATTGGAACTGGAAGATTTTGAGGATATCTGTGGTTTGGAACATACTCCCATTGAGGAACGGGCAAAAGAAAGAACCCACATTTTTGTAGAAAAAAATCGCAGCGAGATTTATGGTTGGGGGTCGTACATTAAGACCCTTAAGAAGGTGTATGGCCCCGTCTCCAAAGGCGGCATTGTTGCCCCCGTGCGTGTGCCGTTCACTCTATATGAGCAAAATGCCCTCGACCGTGTGAATGCACGTATTGCCGCCAAACACGGAGGTGGCACAAATGGATAAACGACTTCTTGCCGGACAAAACCTTCGCCGATTAATAAAGGAACACGGCCTTACCCAGCAAACCTTCGCTGATGATTTCTATACGGATTTGCGTAATGTCAATCGTTGGATTAACAACGGCATCAAGGACATAGACAAAATACAAGAAATCGCTGACTATTTTGATGTCTCTTTCTTTGAGTTCTTCAAGGAAGAATAATACGACAAATGTTGTCCTAACACTTTGCTCTGCCCATCCTGTATCATATACTCAAGAACAAAAAAGGAGTGTGTGATATGGGTTGGGCAAAGTATTATGAAGACAACGTGGAAATTATGTACGAAAGAAAGGCTGCGATGCAGTCTTACAGGCAGGAAACTGAAATCAAGGTTGTTTGCACTGGAGTTCTTCCAATTGCAAACATAGTCGTTGAAATCAAGGAAGAGCCAGTTGCTCCACAACAAAACGAGTACAAGGACAGATACATAGTATGTAAGGACTGCGGTCGTAAATTCCTATTCTCCGCAAAGGCGCAGAAACATTTTGATAAAATGGATTGGGATGCCCCCAAGCGTTGCAAATGCTGCCGAAGCTACCGTAATACACGCTACCTCATGTGTTCATCATTTTGAGGAGGTTTCGGATATGTACGAGATAGTATATTCTACGGTAGAGAGCCTATACGAAAGATACGAAAAAAAGTGCAACTCGAAATATAACAGACGCTGTATCGATAATTCTGTAACTGGATGTAACAGATGCGTTGGGTATTGCCAGTATGCTGAACATCCCGGATTCCTTACCGAAGAGCTACGGAAAAAGCACAATTGCCTCGGCAAGCAGTGCTTTCACTATGTGGCAAAGCCGAAGAAGAAACATACTCCACAGCTAATAGTGGATCTAACAGCATCGATATTGACTATGGTTCAGCAGGTTATGTGCCAAAATGAATTTACCCGTGTACTTCGTGTTGAAAACACGGAATTTAGAAGATATAACGCATATTATGTTTCGATAACGAGTGAGTGCGATTTTGACGAGTATTCAGCTCAAATCAAAAACGAGCTTGGAGTTGATGTCGATTTCATTAATCTAAACTATGATTTTGACAAGTGCGTAGCCTTGTTATGTGCTAACTAAGGAGGTTTCCGCAATGTTAGAATTTTTAGGATTGGTTGTAATTATCGGTACCTTGGTTATTGCCGGTCGGCAAGGCGAAAACGAAACAGGAAAAATCATAGCAATAATACTTTGCGGCTTTATGCTCCTTTCGCTGTTAGCAGAGATAAAGTATTAATTGCAAAGAATGGAGGTGGGTGAATTATGGGTAAAGATTTCTGGGGAGGAATGTTTGATTTTAACGGAGATGGAAAAATAACCTGGGACGAAGAAATGCTCGGCTTATCCCTTTTAGAGGAAGACAGAAAAAGAACCGCCAAGAATTTAGAGTCCAAACCTTCATACAACTACAAGGAACCCAAAACTCGTAAGATGCCTACTATCAAGGAGGTTCCTGAGGTTGTTGATGAAACGAACTATAAATTCCTCTATAGTGAGTATCGAAACGAATGCATTTGTGCTGTTGTTGCTCTCGTTTTAATGCTCATACCGGCTGTTGTCATACTTTGGGCGGTTTATTCCACCTATGATCCCAAAAACAGCGCCAGCGATTTTATCACAATTGTTTTTACTCTTGCTGGACTGGTTTATGGCGGTGTTGTACTCCATACCACCTTCAAAAGTATAAATACAAGCGTGGAGAACCTTAACTTGGTAAAGGAGAGGTACACTGGACCGGAATTCCCGAAGAAAAAACGCAAAGCTAAATGGCTGTTGCTCTTGCTTATTCCGCTATTTGTAATAGGTTGTTTCTTGTTCTCAACAAAAGATGATGTGGGTTCCAAAAATAATAGCTCCCATAATGACAATAGCTACCACAATAACTATAGCAATAGCAATGGTGGTTACGGCAGTAATACATATTCAGGCAATTACGGTTCTGAATGTATTTTGAGTCATTGTGACTTTAAAGCAAAGGAAGGCAGCCCGTATTGTAGTCGCCACGGGTGCTGCAAAGATGGATGCCGCAATCAAAAAGACCCTATGGTACACTGTTGCAATACCCATAATTGTGCAGAACCCGGCTGCGGCGCACACAGATATGACTATGCCGATAGCCAATACTGTCAAACTCATTATGTTCATCACTATAACGATTAAAAACTCACGGACTGCTATGCAAAAAAGAAATAAAGCCTCAGAGTTCATTTGCTCTGAGGCTTCGTTCATTCTACAAGGTCGTATATATTTATTACTTTCTTTCCGGCGTTGATGGCATACTGCATCGTTTGGTAAGCACCACCGGATTCCTTTTCTACATAGCATATTAGAAGGTCGGCTCGGTCTACCATATACCGGTTACGCTTTTGAATTGCACCTTTAAAGTGACTGGATGCGGATTCCTGGCACAGTTCAACCTCATCGTAGTATTCCTCAAAGGATTCTACGTTATCTCGATATTCAGCGGTCTCATAAGGCATAACCCATATAAGGGAGCTGTTGGCGTCAAATACGCGCTTTTTGACACGCAGGACAGTAGAGGATACTATTTGGTCGAAATCGCCGTCACGACCCACCAGGAAGTCCACATAGGACTTGCTGCAGATTAACTCACGCACAAGCTCTTCGACTTTATCTTCCACAAAAGAGAATCGGTCGATGTAACGATGACCGATGAAAGTTACAGTATAAATGTCAAGCATCTATTCACCTTCGTTCTGTTGGCTGTAATCACATACTAAATATTATTATAACATAATCATTCCAATAAAACAAGAAAACTAATAGAATGACTCACACAATTTTGACCACCGTATAGGATACAATATTATAAAAGGACGGTGGTGAAATATGTACGAAAACGAATTTCAAACACGCCTCGCTCAATTAAGAGAAAATAAAGGTGTTTCGGCTCGTGATATGAGCCTTTCAATCGGGCAAAATCCCGGTTATATAAACAACATCGAAACCGGAAAAGCACTTCCTTCGATGTCTGGATTTTTCTATATCTGCGAATATTTACAGCTTTCTCCCAAGGACTTCTTTGACACTGATGCAAAGAATCCTGAAAAATTGAACGAGCTCATTAAAGACCTAAAGAGACTGGACGACAAGCAATTAGATAGCATTGCATCCATTGTCCAGGGTCTTGTTAAGAAAGGTTAATCACAAGACGCACAGCTTCACGGCTGTGTGTCTTTTTTAATTATATTCAATTTGAGTTCCATCCTTCAAATAGAAGGTCAAATGCAGACCGTCTGATACGACTACCTTATCAATGACAAAATGCAAAAATAGGATGTTTTTACGTGTCCTATTGGCATCCTCATATATGCTGCGGATTATCTTTTCGTATTTCGGTCTTTGAAGTCTTGGATGAATAGACCTCATCATTTCCCAACATAGATCAACCACATCCATATTACTATCAATTGCGGCCTGTAGTGCTGCCGACAAACCATTAACCATTTGGCTATCTTTGATGGAGTGAGGATGGGCATTACCATCATAGTACGAATTACAGCGCCATATCTCTTTTCTCGTCAATCTTCCGTTTCGCCTTCTTTGTAGAATTTTATGCCCAAAGAATGAACCGCAGCTTGAGCAGAATACTTTTCCGCCAAACGGATATGAACCACTAAAACGCATATTTTGCTGTTTTCGGTAGAGGAGTGCCGCCTGGACCATATCAAATACTTCCGGTGAAACAATAGGATCGTGTGCGTTGCTGACATAATACTGTGTAACTTCGCCTTCGTTAATTTTTCGTTTTCCTGTAAGAAAATCTATGGTGATTGTTTTTTGAAGTAGGGCATCGCCTTTGTATTTTTCGTTTGTGAGGATACTTACGACGGGAGTCTTATTCCAAGGCCCCTGTTGTTTTGTTGTGGGTATCTCAAGTGCATTGAACAACTCGCATATTGTATGAGGAGATTTTCCTGCAAGGTAAAGCAAGTATATCAATCGCACAATGGCGGCTTCTTTCTCAACTATTTGCAGTGAGCCATCGGGGCCTTTTTCATAGCCAAGAAACGAGTCATATGGAACGTGGTATTTGCCATCGGAAAAACGCTTCCGTGTACCCCAGGTTACATTTTCCGATATTGACCGGCTTTCTTCCTGGGCAATGCTACTCATTATTGTGATAAGGAACTCGCCCTTGCTATCAAGGGTGAATATATTTTCCTTTTCAAAATACACCTCAATATTGGCGGCTTTAAGCTTGCGTATGGTGGTTAAGGTATCCACAGTATTCCTGGCAAAACGAGAAAGTGACTTTGTTAGTATTAGGTCTATTTTGCCGTCAAGAGCATCCTTAATCATTCGGTTAAAGCCATCACGGTTGCGGAAAGACAAGCCGGAGATGCCGTCATCATAATAGATGCCAACAAACTCCCACTCTTTGTTTTCCTTGATGTATTGCTCATAATAATCACGCTGTGCAGCAAGGCTCGTCTCTTGTTCCTCGGCTGCGGTTGATACACGGGCATAGGCGGCAACTCTTCGCTTCTTTACAATGCCTCCGTCAAAGGAAGCTATTTTTATTGTGGCGTCTATTTTAGTGACTTTCTTATTTCCCATGACATATTCCTCTCAAGTTCACCAACCACCGGGTGATAGGTGTCTATTAGTTTGTTACGAAATTCCTCATATTCTGACGGTGTAATTATGCCTTTCTCCGTGTATAGATAAAAAATCAGCTCACCGATGCGGTATTTCATTTCTGCGATTTCTTTCTCCATCACTTAATCTTCTCCTTTGTCGATCTTTTGTGTGCCTCCATATAGCATTTGCGGTTGCAGTATATCTGTTCCTTTCGGGATGTTTCAAACTCACATCCACAGTTCGCACAGACTTTTTTGTGATAAGCAAAGTCTATACATTCGGGATGTTTGCTCCACCACGCATTTCTGCAGGCATCGCAGCAGAATTTTTTGTATGGTCGATTATGTGGATTGAGAAGCTCCTTGCCACATTCCTTGCATCTTCCTGGCAAATAGGAAGAATACTGCGGATCTTCTTTGTGGCGGCGGATAAAAGACTTCACAGCATCACAACTAAGTTCAAGTCGAGTTGCTATTGCTTTGTATCCATAACCCTGTGATTTCAGATCCATTATTTTGTGTTTTTCCAACGGTGAGAAACGGTTGTTTTTCTTTTCCATTTCATCAACACCTCCTCTGCAAAAAATAGTATCCATAGTAATTGCTCTAAAAAGCAAAAAAGTCAAGGCCCATTTTGATGCCTTGACTGCTGCATATATATGTAGGGAGTACAATTGAAAAAAGTTTTTGAACTTGTGTTATAAAGTCTTGAACCCGTGCAAGACTTTATGTTTTGAGTGAAACCCCCGAGGTAGGGGGAGGTTTCAAAACAACGGACAATGAAAGCCGGAGCAAAACAGCAAAGGAATAAGAGAGGGTTTTCTGGGACAGCATTGAACGCTGCACAAAAAGAGAAAAAGCCGAGAACCCTTGTAAATAAAGGGTTTACGGCTTTTGCAAACAAAAAAGTCACCTCGTAAAGAGATGACTTCTTTGTATCAACGAATGTTGACTTTTATGGTGGAAGAGGGTGGATTCGAACCACCGAAGTCGTTGACGGCAGATTTACAGTCTGCTCCCTTTGGCCGCTCGGGAACTCTTCCATATTTAATTGGAGCTGGTGGACGGACTCGAACCCCCGACCT